AGCCCTTCAACGCCTTCCCCCCGCCCGTCGCACTCCCGAACGCGTGGTGCGCCTCCACCGGCCCTGAGCAGTGGCCCAGCCCGAGGCCACGAAGGCAGCACGGGCGCGATCGGACGGTGGCGAGGTGGTGGGGGGATCGGGCAGGCTTCGTCATCGATCACACCCCGTCCATTCTTTCCGCGATCCTTGCGAGCCTCACCAGCGTCTCGTCGCCGATCCCGGGCACCGCCCCGCCAGCCCGCCACGCTCGCACCTCGCCGATCACCCTCTCGACCATTTCCCGTTCCCACCCATGCAGCCGCCGAACCGCGGGGGCGAGGAAGCGCAGCACCTGCTCAGCGCGCTCGGCGTTCGCCACCATGCGCGCCAGGTAGCGCTCCGTTCCCTCGCCCACCACGATTCGGCTGGCCATCACTGCACCTGGTCCGACGCGTGCGGGAACTCCGCGTCAAGGATCATCCTGACCAGCAAGCGCTTGGGCATGCGCGCCGTCGCCGTCAGCCCCAGCCCATGCGCCAGGTCCACCAATTCGGCGTTGACCAGCGCCTCCAACTCGCCCGCCCTCTCGACCGTCCGCGCGTCCACCGGCTGCCCCTCGCTCGCCGCACGGTCGGCGTCGCTCACCACCCGCGGCGTCCAGCCCTTCGCCGGCTGCTCGATGGCTGGCTCGTCGGTGGTCTCGGTGGTCTCGCCGCCCAGCGGGCCGTCGTCGTCGAGGTCCGCCACCGTGGGCTCGTCACCCGCCAGCGCGCCCTCTTCCTCCGCGAGCGCCATCGTGGCCTTCGCCACCTGGTCGGTGCCCAACTCCACCATCTTCGCCCGCACGCTCTCCGACCGCTCGTGCTGCGTCGTCGTCGCGCTCTCCGACGTCTTCACCACGTACGACCCGTCGCCGTTGTCGATGAACTCCACACCCGTCACCAGGTGCTCGTTGCTCTGGATGTAGTCCTCGACCACCGCCTCGACCACCGCCACCGGCCACGCGCTCTCGCTCTCGATGCCGTTGATCACCCGAGCGATGGCCCCCGCGTACCGGAAGCGCTCCCTCACGAGCAGCGGAACCTTCAACGTCAGCGTGACGAACTTCTCTTCGTCGAGGTCGCCTTCCAACTTCGGCTTGCGCTGGATCTCGTCCTCGTGCCACAGCACCTCGTGCACCGCGCCGTCCGCCAGCAGGATCAGCATCGGCGGGAACGTCTTCTTGCGCCGCTGGCACGCCGCGCACTCGATGCTCACCATGCCGCCCGTGTGGCTCATGCGCGGGTCGTTCCACTCCGTGCCGTGGCACTTCGCGCACTTCGCCTCCGCGTGCCCACGGGCCTTCACGTCCACCGACCCAGCCGCCGCCAACTTCTCGTCGCTCATCGATCACCTCCCAGCGTCTCCGCTGTCGTCGTCCGCGATGTCGGCAAGGATGGCCGCCTTGGCCACCTCGAAACCGTCATCGACCCCATCCCTGCCGCTCGTCGTCCCGACCTCGAGATCCGCCTGGCCATCACCCTTGACCTTCGCCTTCGTGCCCTTCGGCGGACGCTTCACGATCGGCTCATCTTCCTCGACCTCCACGTAGCGCATCGTCCGCGTGTCGTACTCCAACAGCACCGCGCCAGCCACCTTGATGCCGTCCCACCTGACCTTCTCGTCGTAGACCTTCAGCCGCGAGCCTCCCACGCGGTCGAGGCTCAGAATCGTCATCGCCATCTGCTTGATCGCCGCCGAACCACGGATGTCGTCGCGCGTAATGCGCCGGCTCTTCCCCGTCACCTGGTTGACCCGGTTCTTCGTCGGGTGCGCTACAAGGATGATGGCCAGCCCGTACTTTGCAGGCCACCCCTGGAGTTCAAGCACCACGCGGTTGATCTCGTGCCGTTCGTCGCGCGCCTGCCAATCCATCACGAAGTCCAGATGATCGATCACCGCCACCCGCCCTCGGTGCCTGCGCACGAACGCCTCAAGCGTCTTCTCGACCACCTTCAGCCCGACCATGCCCTCGACGTGCCCAACATGGATCGGCAGTTCCTGCAAACCATCCATCGCCATGCGCTTCTCGTCATCGGTCATGAGGAAGAACGACTTCCCCGCGTACATGCTCATCTGCTTGCGAGCAATCTGCTTGCGCGTCATCTCCGGCGAGATCATCAAACCAGGAGCCCCCGCCTTCGCCAAGCACAGCATGAGCGCGTTGCAGAACGTCGTCTTGCCCGCTTCGGTGTCGCCCGTCACCACGATCAGCTCGTTGCGGATGCCACCGATCGCCGCGTTCAGCCCATCCCACTCCGTCTGCAGCCCGGGGTCTGCCGACAGTGGGTCCGCCAGCAGTTCCTCGCACGCTTCACGAATGGACACGATGCCCGTCCCGCCCATGCGCTTCGCCGCCGCCATCGCCTTGCGGATCTCGTCCGCAGCCGTGGGCCCATAGTGCACCAGGCAGTCGTTGACGTCCTTCCGAGGGAGCGTCACCCTGTAGCACCGCCACGGGCCCAACTCCTCCGCGACCTTGCGAGCGCCTTCCTCCCCGGGGTTCTTCCCGTCCGTCCGGCTCTCGTCCATCGCGTCGTTGTCGTACACGATCACGATGTTCTCGACGGCCTCGAGCTGCTCCCGCCACTCGTCGGGGAACGCACCTGCGCCGGCGCTCGCTGCCACCGCCGGCGAGAACCCAAGCTGCTCCAGGCTGATCGCGTCGATCTCGGCCTCGCACAGGTACACGTGGCTGCCCCCACCCGCGATCGCGTCGCCGTTGAACATCAGCGACGGGGCCCCCGCCGGCACGCGGCGGAAGTCCTTGGCGCCGCCGATCGACCGCTCCTTCACCAGCGCGGGCTCGCCGTCGTGGTAGTACGGGATCGTGAGCCACCGCCGATCCTTCTGGTCCGGGCCATCCTTGTGCAGCCCGAGGTGGAAGCGCTCAACCGTCTCCCTCGTGAGCCCGCGCCCCTTCAGCGGTCCGCCACACGTCGCCAGCCAATCCAGCGCTGCCGGCGTCTCCAGTAGCAGCCGGTGCCACGCCTCCGGGCCATCGGCATTGGCGAGCTTCGCCTTGGCCGTGGTCAAGCGCTGGACGTACTCAGCGGCCTTCGCCTTCTCGACCTTCCCGGGCGTGTAGCTGCCGATGTCGAGCACGTCGCCCAGCGCCTTCCTGAGCGTCCAGATGTTGAGCCCCTGGCCCTTGCCGCCGCCACCTGCACAGCCACCGCGGAAGCAGCGGAACGCCCCGCTGTCGAGGTTGAACGAGCACGCCTTGTCGCTGACGTCCCTGCTCTCGCCACCGCATAGCGGGCACACCTTCAGCCACAGTTCGCGGCCCGCCTCGAACAGCACCTCCCAACCCTTCTCGGTGACCAGCGCGCGAACGTCGTGCTCAGCGTCGAAGTGCATCGGTCACCACCCCTCGACGCGTTCGCCGGTCTTCTTGTTGACGATGTACTCGCCGTCGTCGGAAACCTTCATGCCGCGCTTGTCGAGCGATTTCCTGGCGGTGTCGATGAACCCGCGCATCCTCTCGTCGGACTTGAAGATCAGCGTGAACTTGATCGCGCTCTCGTGGTCGATGCGCTTCCTGCCATCGGAGAACGTGTCGCGCTTGCCCTCAGAGTAGCACCCGATGATGGCGAGCTTCGCCTCCATGAACTTGGCACCCTCGTTCGCACGTGCCCGGATTGCATTTTCGCGCGGCCCCTCGAACACGTTGCGATCGGTCTTGTCGAAGGTTTTGAGCCACAGGTCGAACACCTTCCGCGCCTGCTCTCTCGTCATGGAGCCACGCGACCACGCACGATGTGGAGAGGGAGCGTCGGGCTGGTCGGTCTGTGGCGTCTCACCAGCGAGCAATATATGTGTTGCTGCTGCTCCGTCGCTGCTCCCCTGCTCCCCTGCTCCCCTGCTCCCCTGCTCCCCTGCTCCTGGCGCAGAAGTGTCCTGACACTCTCCAGACAGTGTCTTGAGAGTCTCTTGATCCTCTCGCGCCGCGCGTGCCTTCGTGTCCAGACATTCGCTCGGAAGTGACTGGTACGCCCGAGACATCGCCGCGGTGTTCTTGCGCTCACGTCCAGAGCATTCGGAGCGAAGGGCGTCGGCGTACTCACGCAGAAACCAGCGCGCCTCGTCGCAGAAATCGAACGGCGGAACGGGGTGCAGCGGTGCCGCTGGGTTGTTGGGCCGCTGGTGTCGGAACCACGACGGGATGAACGCGTACATCTCGCCGTCGACGACGTAGCCGATCACTCGTCGTGCAGCGGTCAGCGTGTCGATGATTTCGCGACCACGCGCCAGCGTCATATCGTGGCACTCGAACGCGCCCGACCGAAGCGCGCCGGGCGAGAGCTTCAAGCATCCCCAGTCGTCAGCGGCGCCCCACGTCCAGATGAACGCCAACCGCGTCTCAGCATCCAACACGCCGACCTTTTGGTCACTCCAGAACTCAGGCTTCACGCTGCGGATTCTCATTCTTCGTCACCGATCCAGCCCATGGTCGAATCGGCGGCCACCAGCGCCTCTTCGTACCGCGCTGCCTCCTTCGCGTAATGCAAAAGGCACTCGGCGCAGAACGTGTTCTTGTTGATCGGAGGTGCATCGGTTTCTTCCGACGCATGGATCTCCACAACGACGCGGTGCTCAAACCCGCAATCCCAGCAAAAGAATTTCTCGGTCAGCGATGCACGCACCTTCATCCCGCACCTCCCCGCGTCCTGGACCCCTCCGTGACGCTCACCCCAGACGCACGCAAGCTCGCGTTGACCCCTGGCGGTGGGGGCTGGCCGCTCCGAAGAGAGGTCCCACCGCCAGGGGGCGCGAGTCATTGTTTTGTCGAACAGAGCAGCCAGCGCGGCCAAGATACGCCACCCCCGCGCACCCCGTCAACGCCAATCTCGCGATCGCCGTCGTGTCAGCCTGCGAGGCTTGCGCGGTCACGATCGCGGCCCCTCGTCAGCCACGTCACCAGCCACGTCGCCAGCGCCCTCTGTGGCCCCATCCCCGCCCGCCCCGATCGCCTCAGCCGCGAGCCCCTCGTTGTCACGCGCGATCGTCTCCGCGAGCGCCCGCCCCTTGCCCGTGAGCCGCCACACCAGCGCGCCGATCACCGACGCCTGCTCGTCCCACCGCGAGCGCACCAGCCCAGCCGCTTCGAGCGCTGGCAGGTGGCGACCAGGCGTCGAGCGGGCCACCGGGATGGAGCGCGCGATCGTCGCGGCGGTGGCTTCGAAGGGGAGCAGGGCGAGGGCGGTGAGGATGCGGCGGTCGGTGGCGTGCATCACAGGAGCCTTCCTTGCGGTTCGAGACATGCTGGCGACAGCCAGACCACTTCGCGCATCGCGTTGGCACGCCCGGCCCCGTCTCCCTGCGATCCATAGCCACCATGACTCTTCCAGGCCATCGCTTCCCATCCCTCCGGCACGCCGGGGCTGCCCTCGTAGCCGCAGAGCGCGATCCTGAGCAGCGGGTTGTTGCCGTTCTCGCGACACCACGCGGTTACGTCTGCCCACACGTCTGCACCGCTGGCGTCCGGCGCGTATCCGTCGTGCTGCCACTCGACGCCCGCGCCGTGGTAGGGCGGATCAAGGAACACGCCGGTCAAGCCGTGGCGGAACGTCACCGAGTCGCCCATGACGCGCGACCAGTCGCCGCAGGCAACGCGCACGTCGCGCAGGCGTGCAGACAGGCGCGTGAACCAGGCGCGGATGAACTCGGTTCGTTCGCCACCCATCCCCGGGTCGCCTACGTGCGGGAGTTGGCGGTTGATGCCCATCCCCGGGTTGCCTACGTGCGGGAGTTGGCGGTTGATGCCCATCCCCGGGTCGCCTACGTGCGGGAGTTGGCGGTTGATGCCCATCCCCGGGTCGCCTACGTGCGGGAGTTGGCTCGCGCTGTCGCGCTTCGCCCACTCGCTGCCCGTCCACTGCCACGGGCCTTCGCCTGAGCACCAGCCCCCGCCGATCCAGCAACATGCGCCGGCGATCCATAGCCCCGCCACCTCCGCATCGAACGCGCGAAAGTCACCCGCCAACGGCACGAGCCGCGCAGCCCCTTCCGTCAGCAGCCACCAATGGATCGCCTCAAGGTCGCGCTCGTTCACCGGGCGGTCTGCGTGCCGTGCCACCGCGTCGGGGTCTGCCTGCAACGCGCGAAACACGTTGCTCAGGTAGCCACTCGCGTCGTTCACTGTCTCGACGCAGCCCCGAGGCTTTCCGCCCGGTCGCGCCAGCAGGAAGGCGCCCGACCCCACGAAGGGCTCGACGAGGTTGGGCACGCCCGCGCCGATGCGCTCCCATACTTGCGGTGCGATCTTGGACTTGCCTCCAAAGTACGGCGCGGGAAACTTCAACGGCTCTGCCACAGTCACCCCCTCGTCTTGGCGATCTCGCGCATCCTCGACGCCAGCCACGTGACTCGCTCGTCGCGCTTCTTGGCACGGTACCTCGACTGCGCCTTCGCCACGTCGCCCACCAGCACGCACCGCTTGCGAGCCCGCGTGATGCCGGTGTATACCAATGCCCTAAATTGCATGAACCAGTGTGATGGATCAAGAGGAAACACGATAACGGGCGATTCTGACCCTTGTAGTTTATGCACTGTACAAGCGTACGCGAGCACCAGGTGCGCCAGGTCCTCCCGGTCGTACGCCACAACCTCGTCGTCACCGTCCGCGAACGCCACCGTGAGCCGGCTCGATTGCGGGTCCACCGAGGCCACGTAGCCCACCATGCCGTTGAAAACCATCCGCTGGTAGTCGTTCTTGGTCTGCATCACCTTGTCGCCAGGCCGGAAGGCATCGCCGTGGGCGCGCACCTCACCGACGCCGAGCTGCACGGGGTTCAGCGCCTGCTGCAGCCGGAGGTTCAGTTCGATGACCCCCGACGCGTACTTCTTCATCGGCGTGATGACCTGCACCTCGCGCACGGGGTCGAAGCCCCACACCTCGCGAGCCCGTAACACCAGGTCCTCCGTGGCGTCCGCGATCGCGTTGCTCTCCTTCAGCGCGACCACCGCGAACTCCGCACCGGGCTCGCTGTAGGGGCTGGGCCCATCAGGTCGACCGCCTGCGTTCACCGTGGCAGCCGCCAGCGAGATCGCAGAGCCCTTGCCCTGCCGGTGGATCGTCGTGAGCCTGACGACGGTGGCGAGCCCCGAGTTGATCACGTCGTCGAGGACTGAGCCAGGCATCACGCTCGGGAGCTGGTCGACGTCGCCAACCAGCACCAGCGCAGCGCCTGGCCGCATGGCCACAAGGAGCGCGCGAGCCAGCGTCAGGTCGACCATCGAGGTTTCGTCGATGATGACCACGCCCGCGCTCAGTTGGTTCCCCGCGTTGTACTCGAAGCCGTCGCCCTTGAACCCCAGCAGCCGGTGGATCGTCGTGGCGTGACGACCCGTGGCCTCGGTGGACCGCTGCGCCGCCTTGCCCGTGGGTGCACACAGCGCATACGAGATCCGCAGGTTCTCTAGCGCGCGGACGATGGCACGAGTCACGCACGATTTGCCCGTACCAGGACCTCCCGTGACCGAAAGCAGCCCGCCAGCAGTGGCAGCGAGTACCGCGGCCCGCTGCTCATCGGTCAACGTGATCCCGTCCTCAGCCTCTGCCCACGCGATCGCTTCGTTGGCCACGCCTGGCACCACCGCCCGTCGCGACTCAGCGATCTCCACCAAGCGCGTGGCAACCGTGATCTCCGTCTGGTGCGTCCTGCTCAGGTACAGCCGGCCGTCCTCGAAAACGATCGTCCCCTCGTCGAGCAGCTCCTTGAGGTACGTGCGGATCGCCACGGTCTCCACGTCGCGCGTCTTGCGCATCTTGTCGCCCAGGCGGTCGACCAGCCCCTCGGTCGGTAGGTGGGTGTGCCCTTGGCCTTCGCAGTCCTCAGTGATGTGGTACACGAGCGCGGCACGCAGCCGGCGCCGGTCGTTGGCGGGGATGCTGAGTTGGTCTGCGATCTTGTCGCAGGTCAAAAACCCCACCCCAGAGAACTCCGTCATCAAGACGTAGGGGTCCTCGGCGATCACCTCTTCGGCATTGTCGCCGTACTTCGCCACGATACGCCCGGCCAGTTTGGGCCCCACCCCTGCGGTCTGCAGGTACAGCAGGATGTCGCGGTGCTTCGTGCAGCGCGCGGCCTGATACGCCTCGACCATCTTGGGCACCAAGCTCTTGGGCAGCCCGGGCACCATCCGCAGCAAGTCGGGGCGGGCGTCGAGAATGTGCATCGCGTCGGTGCCGAAGTGGTCGACGATCATCGCAGCCCGCGTTTCGCCGATGCCCGATACGGTCGACGCCAGGAAGCGGATCAACGGCGCGCGCTTCGTCGGCGGCTTGAACGCCACCGTCTCGGCTTTGAACTGCCGGCCGTAGGTGGGGTGGTCGACCCAGCGCCCGGTGGCCACCAGCACCTCGCCGATCTTCGCCATGCCGACCGAGCCGACCACCGAGATCGTGTCCTTCGTCGACTGCCGCGAGGTGGAGTCGGACACGTGGCCGGTGGTCACGGTGGCCACTCCCCATGCCTCGCCCTTCTTGGGCTGAAACACGTCGATGATCGTCGCTTCGAGTTGCTCTGCCACCTGGGACCCCTCCCGGTTGTCGGTTCAGCACTTTGGCCCCGCGCCGGCGTAAGACCCCGGTAGCGCGCGGGGGAAGTCGTTGATCTTGCTGGGCTCAGAACGGCAAATCGCTCGAATCGTCATGATCCTGCGCCGCCGCACCGCTGCCCGTGGGATCGGGGTTCGCGTGCCCGCCCTTCTCGCCCGCGGGCACGTCGGGGTACTTCGCCTTGTCGACCGCGTCCCATCCCACGAACCCCGACAGCCGCGCGTCGGTGTACGTCTCGCCGTTGTGCTCGCGGTCCTCGTGCTTGACCTTGATCGCGATGGTGCGCCCGACCAGAGCGCTCCACGGGTCGTTGGGATCGACCTGCGTGCCCTTCGGAATGCCGAGCGCCGCGCAGAACAGGTCGTAGCGCTCGTACGTCTTGTCGCTCGTGAGCCAGAAGGTCTCACGCATCGTGCAGTCCGCTCCGGGCCCTTCCAGCACGCGGAACGTGACTTCGTTCATTTCCTTTTCGCTGCCCTCGGTCTTGCGGTACTCGGCCTTCGTGATCCGGGCCACGTGCCGACCGACCGGGCACAGCTTGAACTCGTTCTTCGCGGTCCCGACGCTCACCTGTCTCGCCATCTGCGTTCCCTCCCGTTCCTGGTTGGTGGTCTACTTCGCGCCCATGACCGCGCCGACGCCGGCGGTGGTCTTCGTCGCACCCTTGCCGCTCTTCTGCAGCCGGCCCATGCACCCCGTGTACTTCTTCAGCGGCAGGTCTTCCAGCCGCGCGATCTGGTACCCGGTCAGCACCGCCACCTCGTCGACCGCGTTCTTCTTCAACAGCGCGCGGATGGCCTTGATCTCTTCGACGCCCACCAGCTTCTCGACGTGCTCATCACCGGGCGCCAGCGTGGGCCCCTCGACGTGCGGGATCGCCGGCGCGGGGTCGGTGGCCATCGCCGCCTGCGCATCGGAGCCGGCGGTCTCGGTGGTCGTCGAGTCGGTGGCCTGCGACTGCTCGCGCGCCACGTCGTCGGCGTAGGCCTCGACGGGCGGGTGCTTGTCGGTGGCTTCGACCACGGCGGGGGTGGCCACGGTGGACGTGGTGACGGGTGCGACGGTGGCCGCGGGCTCCACCCTCGCCGTCTGCTTGACCACGGGCTTCGTGGCCGCCACGGGCTTCGTCTCGCTCCCGCGGATCTTGATCCCGTTCTCGAACTCGGGCGCGTCCACCGCCAGCGCCCCGATGAACGCGCCGAAGTCCATCGGCAGCGTCGCAGGCAAGCGCCCCGTACGGTCGCCCGCCTCGTAGTGCTTGTTCGGCTTCGTGCGCAGGACGCGGTTGTAGACCGTGTTCCCCGCTGCGTCGGTGGCCATCTCGACGTCGGCGTACAGGATGATGTCGACGAAGCCCAGGAGGATCTTGCGCGCACCCTCGGGCAGCGTCGGCGTCGTCTTCATGAACTTGCCCGTCGACGACTCCATCTCACGATCGACCGCGTGGCTCGTGAGCATCAGCCCGTACGGCAGCGCCGCCAGCTTCGTGAGCGCACGGTGGAACTCCTGATTCACCAACCCCTGCCCCTTGCCGTACGCGAGGTCGCTGGGGTGCTTGATCTTCCACTTCTCGCACACGAAGTCGGCGCAGTACTGGTACGCGTTGTCGACCGTGTCGAGCACGACCGTTTTGAACGCGTGGCCACCCTTCGCCACCTCCGCGCACGCCTCCAGGAACTCGGGCCAGTTGACGATCGGCACCTGGTACGCGTCGAGGCTGTTCAGCCCCGGCTCGGTCGCCAGGAACAATGCCATGTCGGCCTTCGAGCAGAACGTCGACTTGCCGATCTTGGGGCGGCCGTACACCAGCACCGACTGCGACGACACGTCGAACACCGGCGCCGTCTTCTGCGTGGGCAACTTCATCGGCTATTCCTCCTCTTGCGTGATGCCGAACGCGGCTTCGGCGGGTTGGAACGGGTCGACCGGCACGCGCTCCCAGTTCTGCGCGTCTTCGCCCCCGTACATGCAGATGTTGAAGTACACGCACCGCCGTCCGATCGGGTTGCACGCGTCGAGGTTGCGGAACCAGTGCGTCTCGTCGCCCGGGTTGCGCGCGAACTTCGCCACCGACCGCCCCATCTCGTGCGTGATGGCGTGCAGGTCGCGGGCCCAGCGCCAGATCTCGTCCTCTGCCACCGCCATGACGAAGCGGTAGAGGAACCGGTCGCCGCGGGTGAGCAGCTCTGCCAGCGCGGGGTCGAAGTTCGCGAGGTCGAGCCCGGGGTTCTTCGCCCGCAGCGCGTCGACCGCCTGGCGGTACAGCACCGCCGTGGTGTCGGGCACCTTGCTCGACAGCCCACCGATGCCCGACCCGTTGCACGTCGGCTTGGCCTGGCCCTTCTTCTCGCCCGCCTTGTAGATAGCGAACGACGCGCCGGCCACGCAGGGCTCGCCGTCGACGCTGCCCACGCCCTTGCACGTCGGGCACTGCGTCGTCTCCACGCGGCTGGGGATCTTCTTCCTGATGACGTCGTAGCCCAGCGCACACACGTCCGAGCCGAAGAAGTAGCGGGCCGCGTAGACGTAGCCCACGCGCTGGCCGTGGCCACCGTCACGGGCGTTCTTCTCGAAGGCGTCGAGGTTGGTGTCGGTGGTGGTCTTGTGGTCGTAGATGACCACCTGACCGGTGCGCAGGTCACGCACGACCAGGTCGAACACGCCGGTGTACGCGTACCGGCGGTCTGCGCGCCACGCCCCGCTCTCGGTGGGCGCGGGGAGTGGCACGACGAAGGGCGCCTCGACGGCCAGCACCTCGAAGTGCTCGCGGTCCGCGTGGTACTTGGCCACGAAGCGCTCGAGCACGTCGCGGGCCAGCGTCGCGGTCTCTTCGATCTTGTCGGGCTGCCCGTACTCCGAGGTGCTGGCGATCTCGAGTTCCTTCGTGCGCCACTCGTCGATGGCCGCCTCGCATTCGAGCACGTCGGAGCCCATGTACCAGCGGGCGAGCATCTCGTGCACCAGCTTGCCCGCCGACAGGGGCATGGGGTCGACCTTCCTCCGGAGGCCGATCACGTTGCTGAGTTGGTAGTACCGGCGGCACCTGGTGTAGGCGTTGCGCGAACTGTTGGACACGCGCAGCTTGCCCTCGGTGCCGTGGACGATGAGGGGCGTCTGAACGGTGTAGATGGCCATCGCTTATTCCTTCCACTCGATACCGACGAGGCGCCCGTCGACGACCTCGCACTTGCTCGGGCGCTCGCACAGAATGACCGTGCCAGGCACGATCCACAGTGCGAAGCACGAGGCCCCGATCTCTTCGTGCAGCCGCAGGATCTCGGCTTGCTTCGGATCGTACTCGACGCCGAGCACGTCGCGCCCAGCGGCGTAGAACGCCGTCCAGCCGGTGTCCCACAGCGAGTCCCACAGCGAGGCCCGCAGCGAGGCCCACAGCGAGTCCCACAGCGAGGCCCCCGCCTTCTCGTATTCATGCCGCCCGTCCTGCGCCGACTTGGCCCACACGACCGCGTTGACCTTCACGCCGCCGATCTCCGCCAGCCTGCGCGCAGCCGCTTCCGCACGCAGGCGGTCCGCGGGCTCAGTGCTCGTCGCCTGCGCGAAAAACCGTTCGCGCAGCGCCGCGATCTGCGCTTCCTGCTCGGTCGTCAGCTTCTCGATCTTGTCCATGGTGGTCCCCCCTACGCCTGCTTGCTGGCGGTGTCGTCGGTCTCGGTGGTCAGCGCCACCATGTCCACCGAGTCGAGGTCGTCGCACGCGTCGTCGGTGCGCCCGTTGCGCAGCCACTCCAGCGACACCCCGAGCACCGAGGCGAGCTTGCTCAGGTTCCCCGCCTTGATGCTGTCGGGGTTGTCGAGCATCGCGGAGAGCGACTGCGGCAGGATGCCGGTGGCCCTGGCGAGCGGTGCCACGGTGGCGCCGACCCCCTTGGCCGCCATGCGCGCCTGCACCTTGTTGCGGAGCCACGAATCGATCATCGATCACCTCCCTGCGCCGCGTGGGCGCCGTTGCGTTGGTGCCCGCGTGGGGCGTCAGGTACGATCTGGACTGTATACGAGGAACCGGATCGGGTCAACGGTTTTTTGGCGTTGCGAGCGGAAAAGCTGATCCAGTTGCGGGAACATAAGATCTCCGTGCCACAGACCGCAAGCACTCGCGGCGGGTGGTGTGCGACGAGTGCGATCCGTGGCGTGAGCGACGGCAAGAGGCTCCGCTAGACCCGGCAAGCTACATATAGCCCATCAACATTCTCGGCGCCATGCACCCACCTGTGGCAATCGACGCACATGCGAACGATGTTGCACTCACGACTGTCCTCTACCCCGCTCGCAACGGGAAGCACATGGTGACGATGGATTACATCTGGGCGCGTTCCGCACCGGTCACAAATGCTTGTAGATCGCTTCGACTTGGCACGAGTATTTGGAGTAGAAGATTTCACATTGATTGATGGTTTTTCTTGGTCAAATGGAAACCAGTAACATGAAGTGACGCCAGACGCCCCTGTCCCATTGACTCGGTGCATTATTTCTAAGCGAGAAAGTTCATTGATGGCCCGTCGAAACTGTGTCTTTGATCCTCTAGACATCGCGACCAATAAATTTTTAGTCGGATGACAACCGCCGGTTGCTTCATCCCGGTTTTCAGCAACAGCAAGCGCTACCGACAATGCGTTCTGTGATAGTTGTGGGAACGATTCGAACAAGTGCCTGCGCAGCTTCGTGTTGTCAAGTGCGATGACCATTGTGGTGCCTCCTACCAGAGGTGGTGACTCGGTGCGGCGTCCAGAGGTGGTAGCCCCCTTCTGCTCCCGCTACACGGTTTCCACATGGCGCTTGCAAACGCCTCGTGTACCGCACCGGTCGCTCACCACCCTACCCAGGAGGCCTAGGCAGGTCAAGATCGGTCGCTCGGGTGGAATTGCACCACCGTGATCCGCACACACTCCACGCCGCGCTGCTGGCGTGGCGAGCGACCAGAACGAGCAGACGTTCGCGGGCCAGCCTGCATTGGCCCCTGTACCGTGGACCTCTTGCCACGGGTGCGGTGGAGATGACCGGGATCGAACCGGCGGCCTCGGGATTGCAGATCCCGCGCTCTCCCAACTGAGCTACATCCCCAGGCGTGCGCGCTGCGAGTCGAACGCAGCCCTCCCGCTCAGAAGCGGGCGCCTCTCCCACGAGAGCTTCGCGCACGAGTTGACGCGGGTTCCCCCCGCAGAACGCCCGCCACGGCTTGCGGCCCTCGCTGTCCACACGAGGTGTCGGCCGGTCGCCGTTGATGCCCGAATGGGGCTGGCGGGCGTGGTAGAGCATCGGTCACAGCCCCGTCAAGTCGTCGCAGTCGACGGTGGCCATCACGTGGCACAGGCGCTCGTACTCCGCTTGCGCCAAGTCGTCGAGAAGCACCGCCAGCGCCTCACGCGCCGCCCACGTCTCGCGCGACGGGCGGTACAGCCGCGCCAACTCGTCGAGGGTGACGTTCCCGCCGTCCACGCGGTGCGCCACCTCGGGCGCGAACTCCGCTGGGTCACCCTGATCAGCGAAGCGCGGGCTCGACGGGTTGGAGCACGCAGGCGCCTCGCGACCCGGGATGAACTCGCCGAGCACCTCGAACACGTCGTCGCCGAGGGTGAGCTTGAACGCGAGGTTCATGGCTACTCCTCCTCTCGACAGTCGCAGTCGTCGGGGCACTCGTGGACGGTGAGCCCGCCGTCACGCAGCGCCGCGAGTGCCAGTGCTCGCGTCTTGTGCTCACCACCGTTGACGCCGTAGGTCTCGATGCGCTCGTGGGTGCCATCGGCGAACTGGTAGCCGGGCACGCTGATCACGGCGCTGGCTACGCTGTAGCGCCCGGCGCGTCCGCAGGTGATGGTCACGCGGTCCTTGCCCATCGTCACAGCCCTCCCGTCAACGCGACCGAGACCATCACCCCGATCGAGCCAAACACGAGCACGCACGCCCCCGCGATCATCACGCCACGGAGCGCGCGTCGCACGTCCGCCTCCCACGAGCGGTACAGCAGGCGTCCGTTGGCGTCGGTGGTCAGGTAGCCCAGCGTGCGGTTCATGGCGTCACCCCCTCGTTGTTGTCGACCACCCCGCTGAACGGCATGCCCAGCGCTACCGCAAGCGCCGCGTACTCCACGTGGTTGACCGGTACCCACGCCAAGCCACCCACCGAGCGCACGTCGACCTGCGCCACCAGGTCGCGCGCCGCCTTCTCGACCGCCACCAGCCGCTCGTACTCGGTGGCGTCCACGATCGTCTGTGCGGTGCGCCTCCCGTCGTCTTCGATGCGCGAGAGCCCCGGCGGCCCCATGTGCTTGCGCTTCTCGTCCATGGTCAGCACCTCCCTCGTCCAGTGGTTCGTTCGTCGTCACCATCACCAGCGATCGCGGCTGCGCTGGATGCGTGGTCGGCGCTGTCAGTACCACCAACCACGCACCCAGCCGGGCGACACGCCCACCGCGATTACCACGTCGCGATCGCCCACAGGGCGACCGAGCCAGCCGCTACCAAGGCCCACTGCGCAACCACGTGCCGGTTCCTGCGCCACCACAGGCGCCGACGCAGTGCGCGCAGTTCGCGGCGCGGCAGGGGCACCAGTGCCAGGGGCACGTCACGGGGGTAGGTGGTCAATCGGTCCTCCTTGCCCTCTCGGGCGTTGGTTACAGCGCCAGCGCCCGTATCAGCCACTCGATCGCCAGCAGGTATCCGGCGCGGTGCTGGCTGCCCTCGGGGTAGACGGCCTCGACGCGTTCGAGCAGGTCGGCCAGGCTGGAGCGCCAGCAACCGGCGTAGACCATATCGGCGTCAGCGTCGTAGATGAGCAGGCCGTTGCGCGAGCCAACGGGGCCGACCGACATCAAGCGCCGGCCCAGCACTCCGTTGACGTTGGCGCCGTACAGGTTGGCGGACGTCAGGTCGGCGGACCTCAGGTTGGCGGACGTCAGGTTGGCGGACGTCAGGTCGGCGGACCTCAGGTTGGCGGACGTCAGGTTGGCGCCGTACAGGTTGGCGGACGTCAGGTCGGCGGACCTCAGGTTGGCGCCGTACAGGTTGGCGGACCTCAGGTTGGCGGACGTCAGGTCGGCGGACCTCAGGTTGGCGGACGTCAGGTTGGCGGACGTCAGGTCGGCGGACCTCAGGTTGGCGGACGTCAGGTCGGCGGACCTCAGGTTGGCGGACGTCAGGTCGGCGCGGGTGCCCCGCTCGCCACCGCTGGCGACCCACTCCGCGTGCTGAGCCAGGATCGCGTCGAGTCGGGCCTGCTCCATTCGCTCTGCCATGCTCCCCTCCCAAGTCTCTCGTCGTCGGTTGGTCGCTGGTCACGCGCCAGCGTTGGTCCCCGCGGCACCCGTAAGGGAGTCGCCGCGAGGTGTGCTATACGTGGCAGCGAAGGCACCCGCGCTTGCCGGGGGTGTCGCTGATGTCGGCGTTCCTGGCGGCATTGCGCGTCTCGTAGACGTAGGTGCGAACGTTGGTGGCCCAGCCATTCGAGCCACCGAACCACACGTTGGCCGCCCAATGCTCGCCAGTGCGCCGCACGTTCTTCGAGATCCGGTTGCCGTTCTGGTCGGTCGTCATGGCTTCGTCCTCCTCCCCCGGCGCGATCGCCGGGGGTCGCTGGGGTGTTACGCTGCCAGCCCAAGCCCGTTGCGCTCGCAGATCGTGCGCACGTAGCCGATCGCGAGCCCGGTCACGTTGGCGATCTTCTCCGCGGTGCAGTCGCTCTCGCTGGTCTCCCAGGCGATCGTTCTCCACGCCCGCTTGACGCTGGCTTCGCGATCGGCGATCCGGCGTACTTCGTTGGCGCTCGTGTCACCCTCTGCCTGCGCCACCTGGTTGATCGACTTCGTGCTGGCCATCGTCATCCCCTGTTCCGTTCCGTCCATGGCTTAGTTGTACCATGGGGCTGGATTGGTGGCAACAAAATAATGGAGGTGAGCGTAACTTTTGTTGCTTCGGTCGGGAGGGTCACAGTCCTGCCCGCTTCGCCTGGCACTCAGGACCGACGCCGCGCTCCAAGCTCTCCGGCGTCGTCAGCACCCGACCGCATCTCCCGCACCGCCCCTCATGCCACACCCCCAGCGCCTCGGGCAGCTCGTGCCCACGTACCAGCAGGCCCCAGAGCCACGCCCACGCCACCGCGCTCGTGGCCTTCTCGCTCACCGGCGACTTGCGCGAATGCCGCCACTCCCGCCCCTCGAAGATCGTACCGAGGAACGTGTAGCTGCTGGTGTTGTCGGGCCCCGTGAGGAGCTGCACGAAGTGCGGACCCGGCGTCTTGGGCTGGCGCACGCGGTAGGTGTAGCGCTGGCCCGTGTGCCCGCTCTCGATGGTGAGGATCGCGTTGCCCGCGAGCACGAACGCCAGCACGTCGGCGGTGGCGGTGAAGCGATGGCGGTTGGCGGTGGCGTCCATCGTCGTCACCTACGCTGCCAGATCCGCGCGCTCGCTCACGAGCTGGTACACCTCGTCGCCGGCCACCTCTGCCTCGCGCCACAGGCGGTCGACCCGCTGAGCGAAGGTGCGCGCGTCGATGCGCCCGTAGGCCCTCGCGGTCACGTTGCGGCGCATGGCCCGCACGATCTGCAACGCGGTGGCCACGGGGTTGGTCGAGGTGGCCACGTCGGCGTCTCGGGTGAAGCGGGTCTTCGGGTGCAGCATGGGTCACTCTCCCTCGTAGAAGTCCGAGCACAAGACAACCGCCTCGTGCCCCAGGTCCAGCGCGTACACGTCGGCGCGGCCGTTGGTGTAGTGGCCTCTCGCCGCTACCAGCCCGCACGGCGCCATCTCGTGCGACACCGCCACGTGCGACACGCGGGGGATGTGCAGCTCGTTGATCATCGTGCTCAGGCACTCCGCGGGCATGGCGCCCAACCGTAGCTCGCCGTCGCCCAGCACCGGCACAGCCTGCCACTCCATGCGGTCGAAGATAGCGCCCACGAGCTCGCGCTGGTCGACGGGGACGTGGGGAAGCCCGACCGTGGTCCAGTTGCGCTGCATGGTCTACCCCTTCGCCTTCGTCGGTTCGTCGGTGGCCTCGACGCTCTCCTGCGCATCCGCGATGGCCAGGCAGTCGCGCAACACCTCGACGGTACCCGGGTGGTCCATCCACAGGCAGTGCAGGATTCCAGCGTGCAGGTGCGCCACCGAGTGCGCTTCGTGCGTCACCGCGGGGTTCTTCGTCCACGTCCCCGCGGCGTCACGGGTGCCCATCGCGTCGCAGAGAACCCGCGTCGCCTCAATCGCGTCGGCCAGTCGCTTGCGGTCCATCGTCTACCCCTTCGTCTGTTTGTGGTCGATGCTCAAGTCGTCGCTCACCAGCAGGTACTCGCCGCCGGTGAAGTTGGCGTCCGCGGTCGGCAGCCCGCCGTAGCGCGTCAGCAAGCCCTCGCGGCACAGCCACCCCGCCAGCGCGCACAGCCGATTCCAGTGCGCATCGTGGTCGCGGTTGTCGCGCAGCCACACTTCCAGCGTGCGCCGGCCGTTCACGTCGGCGTGGTAGTCGACGAACAGGTCCGCGTACCGGTCGTCCACCATGCTCCCCGCGTCAAGGCGCGCACCCACGATGAGCGCGTGCAGCCTCGACGGCCATGCCACGCGCCACGGTGTCGCGGTGGGGTCGGCGGGCGTCGACCACGTGAAGATCGGCTTGTCGGAGAGCGCGTCGTAGCGCGAGGTCGCGAGCGTCGAGCGGTCGAACATGGTCATCGTCACACCTTCCCAGTGTGGTAGGCCACGGTCAGCGCGTCCACCGCAGCGGCGGCGCAGCGCTTGGCGTCCGATGTCCACGCCGCCACCCACCCCGGGCAGTTGGGGTGCTTCGTGAAGTTAGCCACCCAGGTGCACACGCAGCGCACGGGCGGTCGCAGGTTCAGCATCCCCACGTCCCGCGAGGCGGTGCACGTGGTGTGCTGGGTGTCGGATCGCGCGTTGGCGCAGTTGCCGCAGTGCTCGGGGGTGGGGGTGGCGGTCGTGGCGGTCATCGGTCACGCTCCCTTCGTGGCGTCACGCAGCAGGACGCTCTCGATTGCTTCGATCGCCTTCGCCATAGTCTTGTGGCCCCAGCCGGCCGACTGACCGCCCAGGCGGCAGAACGCCCACCCCTTGCGCGACGGGTCGGTCATCCCCAGCTTGCGGGGCTTGTTCGCCACGAGGAACGGCGCCCCGGTTCCACGCACCACGTAGACGCCATCGGGCTGGCAGGTGATGGTCATCGGGGTCTCCTACAGTGCGGGGCGGGGGATGCGGAAGCCACGGAAGGCGCTGGTCGTCCCATCCGGCTCCCCACCGGCAATCACGCGCACGGGCTCTGTGACGCTGGCAACCCACTGGCCACACAGCTTGTCGAAGTGGTGAGCAGCGAGGTACGCAGCGACGTTCACCGTGGCGTCCGCGACCGACGCGCCGTTGACGCGAGCCTTGGCCATCGGGCCGTTACCCGCGATGGCCTGAGCGCCCTGGTCGAACATCGTGCGGTCGAGGATGGTGACCAGGTGCTCGCGGCCGGTGGAGTCGCGCATCGTCGTCGTCGTGAACTTCGGGCTGGCCATCGTCGTCTCCCGGGCGGGTTGCTTCGTTCCATCCATGGCTCAGTTGTACCCCGGATCGGGAACGGCTGCAACAAAAAAACGCACGCTCGCGATACTTTTCTCGCGGGCACAACGCGATTACTTGCGTACAGCCCCACGCAAGCGCCTGTGCCCTTTCTGCGCGTGCGACACCCGATCCGCGCCAACCACCCCGGCGACGAGGCGAGCGCGTTCCTGGGGCACGTGGCGTTGCAACGGGTGGGCTTGGCGCGGCGGTTTCTGTGCAGGGTCGGTTGGTAGTGGCGCCACGATAACGAGGTGGCGGATGCGAGCTACAACAGCGACGCCTGGCTACGCTCGGGAACCGCGTTCTCGAACGGCAGCGCTTGGAAATCGTCGGCGGTGCGGTAGGTGGCGACGTTCGGGTGCGGTCGCGGGAACGCCTGCATGCCCGTGATCTCGTCAGGCGCCATCCCCCATGCCGTCGACGAAGGCTTGACGTAGAGCGCCACGCCCTCGCGCCGGCAGGCGTCGCGCAGCCGCAGCACCGCGTCACGCGAGACGGGCGGTGCAGTGCGTGCCTTCGCGCCGGTGAGCGGTCCGATGATGAGCCACGCCAGCGAGCACGATCCGACGACAGCACCGATCGCGTCGAGACCATCGTCGCCACCCAGCCACGGCTCCATGCTCACGAACGTCGTCGGCTTGCCACGAAGAACAGCCAGGTGCGCCGCAGCTCCGTGGAACCCGCCTACGCCAGCGACACCCGTCGCAGTCGCACCCAGCCACGCCCACGGCTTGTCGCTCCAGTCGATGCGCCTGTACGCCTGCGGGTTCTTCGTGAGGAACAGGTAATCGTGGCGCGCGTCCTGAGCACACGCGGAGATCACTTCATCCTGCCACGTCGGCGGCACCCACTCACCCCACAGATCGCCCATGGGAACGACGAACACCCTCCCGGGCTTGCGCGGGGCTGGCACGTCGAGACGGTAGCGGTGGAACGTCGGGTGGAAGCCGAACGGGTATGGGTCTGCCGAGGGGTGTCCGTCAGCGTCGCGCTCGTGCTGGTAGCGAAACGGCTCGTAGAGAACGTGCAGGCCATCCCACGCAGGCGGCTCGATCCCATCGCCGCCAGGTCCATGCCAGCGCTTCACCATCGAAGCGGCGTAGCAGAACTTCCCGCGGCACGGGTGGTAGCAGCCCGTAACCGGGCTCGACCCGTAGTCACACCACGGGATATCGGACTTGGAACACTTCATTTCGTCAACCCCATCAACGTACGCCACTCGCTGTGGCGCGTGGTCCACTGCCCCGACGCGACCAGCCCAGCCCGCCGTTCGTTCGCGATCTTGATCGCGTGCTCCTCGTCCTTCGCGAGCATGGAGAAGCCAACCGTCTCGTCGTCACCGTAGGGCGCCCACTCCCGCCCGTTGTCGCTGACGGACTCGCGCACGCACTCCACGGCCTCCCCGTCCCTGGCCATGCGCACGTACCACGGGAGCAGCCCGGGAGGGATCTCGCCGAAGTCGTCGAGCGTGAACGTCTCGATGGCCGGGTTGTGCCCGTACCTGCCCGAGTGCAGCACCTGCCCGCGCTTGGCTTTCGCGGGCGTGCTGTAGACGCCGCAGATCCGGTAGTCGCTGTAGTCCCCGTCGGTCACGACGTAGATTGTCCTGGGTTCGGCCATGGTCACACCTGCCTTTCGTCAAGCCACCGACCGTAGCCACAGGCCACGATCGCGTCGAGGAACGCCTGACACGTATCCTCGTTGTAGGAATCGATGATCCGCTTGCACAACGGCTCGCAGTCGGAGAACTCCCACACGTGGGACGGGGGCGACTGCACCTCGGCCACGCGAGCGAACCGCTCGTCGAAACAGGCCAGGCGTTCAGCCGTCTCGCACGCAAAGCACGAGTCGCCGTTGTAGCCACGCTCGAACCCCTGACGCATCTCCGAGTCCTTGGCACTCCGTTCCACTGCCGTTGCTTCCATCTCCGCGCAGACGTCGACGGCGGTCGCGCCCTCATACACGTTCGAGCCGATCGCGATCTTCATCGGTCGCACCTCCTACGAAAGCCACAGGTCGAGAGCGTCAACGCGACGCTGCGATCCGTGGCGTGAGCGAAGCAATGCAACTTCGCCCCAGGCGAAGCTGCTTCCCATTTGTCGGTTGGGATTGTCTGTTGGATCGGTACCCTGTTCAGCAACCGCTTGGCGGCCCATACTAGAACCGCGACGCGGCTCAAACTAAAACCGCGTCGCGGTTCCTTGTTTCCGCCAAGCGGTTCTATTCTAGTCGTCGTCGAACGCATCGATCGCCATCCTGTTCCGCTCGTAGAGCTGCCGGGCCGCAGCCTCGTCGTAGGGGAAGTAGTACCGTGATACCTTGTTACGCACGCCCGTTCCGTCCTTCCTCACCAGCACGCCCTTCCTGATCAGCCCCCCGAGAGCCGTCGTTACCGCCGTGTGCCCAAGGTGGCACTTGCGATCTAGCGTTGGTTTCGACGGGCAGCACTTCGCGTCGCGTTGGTTGCGGAACGTGGTGAGCACGAGCCCCACGAGCAACTCGGTAGAGGTCAGGTCGTAGCGTTCGGTCAGGTAGTGCTGCAACGAGTAGTTCGACACGCCGACGAACACAAGATCGGCGTCTCCGTCCATGCCCTTCAACTTCACTGGATCTGGCGCTTCGCGGATCGGTCTTACGACCATGGGGTCCTCCCTACAGGAAAGTGGTGGTTGCGCTCCTCGGTGTGTAGGGCACCGAAGACTTGCGTACGGGAGGGGATCAGCCTCGCACGCAACCACCGTCATAGTACCCTCAGCGGCGAGGGTTTTCAAGCGTAGTCACCGCACCCACGCGGCGATCGTCAGGTCGTCGCAGCGGGCGAGGGTGGCGTCGACGTGCTCTGCAGTAGGCGTCGTCAACGTGGCTTCGTGCTTCCCGTCAGCCTCACCCACCTCGTACCCGTGAGCGTCCGCCTCAGCAACGCACTTGGGGCACGTCTCGACGTACAGCGTGGCGTTGCCGTCCATGTCGTTGCCACCGTGGACCTTCAACTCCTGGCGGTGGTGCTTCTGGCAGTAGACGTTCATCGCTCACCCCCTCTCGGCCATCACGGCCACGTTGCGGAACGCCTCGAACGTCGCGCCCTCCACTTCGCGCAGCACCGTGCTCTCCCACGTCACGCCGTCGAACCTCGCCACCCCCAGCGAGTAGGTGTCGCTCGCGTGGCAGTAGTCAACGGTGGCCACGATCTTGTCCGCGACGATCGCGCCCTGGCGCTTGCTGGCCCAGGCGAAGATCACCACGTCGCCGTCGCCCGTGAGGGTGGTAGCGCGGCGGAACGTCTGGCGACCCACGCGGATCGCCTCGGGGGTGAGGGCGAGGAACTGGCGGATGGTCTCGGCCTGGGTGGGGGTCATGGGTGGCTCCTACGCGGTCCGCGTGATGCGGTGCACGCCTGTCGCCATGGCCTCACGCAGCGCCTCGCGGGCCTTGTTCTGCGCGACCGCCTTGAACTTGCCACCGATGGAGTCGCTGGGGCTCGTGCTGTAGCACGTATCCTCGACGCCTTCGACCGTCACGTAGGCACGCGAGAACCAGCGGCGGTTGTGCTCGTAGACCTCGACGCGCCCGGCGGTCGGGAACAGGATCTCGTCACCGATGGTCAGGGTCGAGGTCTGCATGGCGTTCTCCCGGTTGGTGTTCGTCGTTTCCATGCACTGATACTACCCCGCGTCCCCGACGACTGCAACAAAATAATGGCGGCCAACGCGCGTTTTGTTGCGTGCGTCGAGGGGTGAGGGGAAGGGGAGGGGGGAAAGTAGCCACGTGGTGCGGTCGTCGGCGCGTCACGAGCGCGCAGGCCATGCTTCTCGCGCACCACCGATCGCCTCAGCAATGCCACGCCACGGGGGCAGCGTGGGACCGTGCGTGATGATGGGAGTGAGCGGGGCGGTGAGGGGAGGGGGAGGGTGGGGGCGTCAGGAGGCGGAAGCAGGGGCGTCAAGGTGAACGCTCGGAAGTCGCTCGCTTGCCACCTCGTCGAACGCGCGCCCGTCGCCGTCAAGCGTCGCAGCCTTCCCCGTGAACGCCTGCCAACGACGCACGGCCACGTCGACGTAGAGAGGGATGATCTCCATCGCCGCACACCGCTGCCCGGTCTTCTCGGTGGCGACGATCTGCGACCCGCTACCAGAGAACGGCTCGTAGACGAGTTCACCCGCCCGCGCGTGGTTCGCCAGCGGGCGATCCCACAGCGCTACAGGCTTCGGGGTCGCGTGGTTCCACTCGTTGCGATCCTTGTCGTAGCCTACGTTCCACACGGTGTCTTGGTTGCGCGGACCGTAGAACACGCAGCGGTGGCCCTGGCGCCACCCGTAGAAGCAGAGTTCGTGCCGCCAGTGGTAATCGCCACGTCCGAGCAACAGCCCAGGCTTCACCCAGATGATCTGCCGGTGAATGAGGATGCCTGCTGCTGCTGCTGCTGCAACATACGTGCCTTGTGTGAGCATCGGGTGCCAGAAATAGAACGCCGCCGTGTCGGACATACACGGCATGGCAGCCTGTAGCATAGCCTCCAAAAAGGCTTGCATCTTCGGCCCGTCCGTGTGCTCGTCATTCGCGACGCGTGGCTTCGCGACGCCTGGATTCGGGCGCTCGCTGTTGTCATAGGCAACGCCGTAAGGGGGATCGGTTGCCATCAAGACGGCCTTCTCACCGCCCATCAACCGCACCACGTCCTCAGCCTTCGTCGAGTCCCCACACAGTATCCGGTGCCCACCCAGCAGCCACAGGTCGCCCGTGCGCGATACCGCCTGCTTCTGCACCTCCGGTACGTCGTCGGGCTTCGATCCGCGCTTGGCCTCCGCTCGTGCCTCCGCGTTCAACTGCGCGTGCAGGTCTTTGAGGTCGTCGTCGGTGTACCCCAGCCCCACCATCGCCCCGTCACCCAGCGACGCGTTCAGGTCGTCGAGGATCTCAGCAAGCCCCGCGTCATCCCAGCCGCCCAACTCCACCAGCCGGTTGTCCGCGATGGCGTACGCAGCCGCCTCGTCGTCGGTGGCGAAGCCCACGCCGCGCACGACGGGCACGTACCACTCGCCACGCTCGACGCGGATACGCTCTGGTGCGGATTCGCCAGAGGCCTTGCGGCGTTGAAGCGAATCAAGACGCCCATGACCGGCAACCAGACGCCCCGTCGACTCGTTCACGATGAGCGGTGCCACGAATCCGAAGCGCTGAATCGACGCGTCCAACTCAGGCTCGCCGTGACGCTTGGGGTTCCGCTCCCACCGCAGCACCTTCGACAGCGGCGTGTACTCCACGCGGATCTCGCCAGCGTCCTGCGGTGTGGCAGGCGATGCTACCTTGCGACGTGCCATGGTCCCCTCCCCGGCTTGTGGTTGCCACGCTGACGACGCCAGCGCTCACGCCAGCGCTCACGTCAACGATCGATGATGGGTGTACTCGTAGGCGAGGCGGGCGTCAACCTCAGGGCTCGTACCGACGCATGTGCACGATCACCCCGCGCACGCTGGTCTTGTTCCATCCCAGCGTCACCGACGGCGTGAACTTCACGAACCACCGGTAGCCGATCTCCATGTGGAACAGGTGCGTGTCAGCAACCCAATCCGCGCCCGTACCAGCAGGGTAGTCAGCGCCCTGCTTCCCGTGCTCGGACGGACGCCGGTACTCCGCGATGTCGTTGGTGAGCCAGTCGTTGCCAGCCCCGCCCTTCGACACGACCCACTCCGTCTCCGTCCCGTCGTCCGCGACGCGAACCACCGACCACGTGACCACCGAGTCACCGCCGTCGTTCCCGTTCGACGCCAGCAGGTCGCAGTCGTAGAAGTAGTCCCGGTACCTGCCCGCCAACTCGATGTACAGCGGCTTCGCAGGATCGGGCACACCACCCAGCGGGAACCACAGCCACCACCAATTCCCGACATCGGCATTCACCGGCTGCACACCACCCGTCGCGGGCGTCCCGTACACCCACGGGCCGAGAATCATGGCCGTCGTCGCGTTGTCGTAGGTACGCCAGCCGTCGCCGACGTTACCCAGGGGCACCCTGCGCGAGTCGAGCTTGCCCTTCGCGCCGAGGTACGCGAAGTCGCCGCCCCTGACGACCGGGTGCTTCCCGCTCAATGCAGGGATCTGGTCAGCACCGTACCCGCCGTCCTCAGCGATGACCGCGATCTCTTCGGTCAGCGGGTTCGTCGCGTCGGCCACCGAGACCCGGCGCACGGTTCCCAGCGCGCCCTCGGTGACCGACCTCCCAACCACGTCCAAATCCCCAGCCCCGCCCAACTGCACCGCCGCGAACTGCGCATCAACCACCTGCGCCGCCGCGTTCGCCTGCGCCGCCACCTTCAGCACGTGCCCAGGGAGCGCGTCGAGGGTGGCCAGCATCCGCTCAAACGCCACGGTGGCAGCAGCCGTGTCGTCGTCGTCGTCGTTCAACAGGCAGAGCTGCTCCGTGCCCTTGTCGCCCGCTCCTGCCCCGCTCAGGCACCGCAGCGCCAGGCTCCCGTGCTTCGTCACGTCGTACTCAGCCATGTACAGCACGTCGCCGCCGAGCGAGTCGTGCTGTCGCTCTCCGCGCTGGATTCGCAGTGCCACCACGGTCTGCGACGTGATCGCCGCGCCATCCCAGGTGTACCAGATCAACGGCAACTTCCCCGCCGTCAGTGCGCTCACCATGTCGCCGTTGTGGGTCGTGAGCCGCCCGGCCCACTTCGCCGTAGCACCGCTGGTCTCGTCGACAGCCTCCACGCAGATCGTCCGCGTCACGGGGTTGACCCCGGGCGCCACCTGGTAGTCCAGCCAGTCGGGAGCGCCCGCCGCGTCCTCGAACAGGAAGTGGCCGTTCACGAACAGCCACGCGCCCGTCGACACCGCGAAGGGGCTGGACGCGAACGCCGCCTTCACGATGCCGCCACCGGGCTCCGTGAGTACGATGTTGTTCCACGCCATGTCGGCGTTGTTGCCCAGCATGGCCCCTGCGCGATTCAACTGCGCGGGCCCGTTCTGGTACCCCCGAATCCACGCCTCCAACTCGTCGAGGCGATCGTCGGTCTGCTCCGGGATGTCGACCACGTTCTGCACCGAGGTATCCACGACCCCCGTGGTCACCGTGGCCAGCAGGACGTGCCGCGGGTCCGCGCTCGGGTCCACCGTCTCCACGACGGGGCCCAGCACGCAGGCACCGTAGTCAGCTCCCACGAGCGAAGCACTCCCCGCGGTCTGTCCGAAGACGTGTGGGACCGTGGCCACAAGGTGCGGACCAGCCTCGACCACCGCATCGATCACGTGAGCCACCGCCTGCGCTCCACCCGTCGCGGGAACCACCTTCCAGATCACGACCTGCTTGGTCTTGGCCGGGTTCGCTGCCCACAGCGACGGACCGATCAGCGAGTCCAGTCGGAACTGGAGCTGCCCCGCGATCGGCTCGGTCACCAGGTCCGGCGTGCCCTGCCGCCCGATGCGCTCTTGCTCCACGTCGAACCGGTACTCCGCCAGCGCCCCCGTCGTCGACGGCTCGCCCAACGTCCGCGCCTGCACCGGGATCTTCTCGTACCGCAAGCTCACGTAGTAGGTGACGCCCGGCGCGTCCGGGAACCACACGTCCGCGAACCCCGCCGACCCCGCGAGCTGCTCGAACCACTCGCCTGCCCCGAGAGCAACCGTGGGCATGACCAACCGCGACTTGCCGTCTGCGTCCTCGACGATCGCCCCACGCGTTGCCGTCGTGCTCACGTCCACCTTGCCCGCCGCGTACACCACCGGCCACGTCTCCCCCAGCACCGCAGGCGTCGGGAACAGCGACCGCAGCACGTCCCCCACCGCTCCGTGCAGCGGGTCGCGCAGGTACGTCTTCCAGTGCTCCACACCCGCAGGTTGACGGGCGTTCGGGTTCCACAGGGGGTCTCGCGTGGTCATTGCATCCTCCAGAGGTCAAGAGCCTTCCGGCCCGTTTCGCTACGCTACCTCGACGACTTCCGCCAGCACAATCTCCGCCACCGATCCCGCGTCCGCCGACAGCCGGAACCGCCCCGGCAGATACCCCACCGCCCCGGGGACGTACTCGAACACCGTACTCCCGTCCAGAATCACCAGCACGCGCGTTCCACCGGCCACTGCACGATGCTCGACCCGCAGGTCCACCGTGTACCCCGCCGGGATGTCCAGCACGGGCCCTGAGTCCATCAGGAGCGCAGGGCCCACGGTGTCGTACAGCCGGATCTGGCTCGCCACTCCGGCAGGCTCAATCAGCAGCTCGAACCCGTCGTCGGTGGCGTCCATGTACGTCCGCAGCCTCACGGCGTCCCCAGCCCGGTACCGAGCCCGCACGTGCACCGCATGCTGCGCCCACATCGACCCGTCGTTGGCCGTCTCCGCGTACGCTGCGTCCGCCCCGTCTCCCACCGTGGCCACCCCATCAACCACCGTCACGGGCCCCGAGGTCATCCACTGCCCCGACCCTTCGAGGAAGTCGTCGATGAACTCGCAGACCTGCCGGATCACCGTCGACCCCAGCCGCCGGACCGTCTCGACCGCCGCGTTGATGATCGTAGCGCTCACCCCCTCGGGGTTCGTGTGATGCACGTAGACCGTCGACTCCTCCCCCGCGTCCGAGAGCGCTACGAACAGCGCCGGCAACGGGCCCCCCACGATGTCCCGCAGATCCTGCCACTGGTACGTCACCGACCGCGCGCCCAAGAGCGCACGGAAGAACCGCCGGTAGTCGGTGCCCTTCTCGTCGAAGATGTAGGGCGCCGACACCACGAACCGCCTCCGCTGGTCCGCGGTCAGGCTCGCAAACCACGGGGTCCGCTCGTCCAGCCCGACCACCGTCGCCAACTCGCTCACGAACTCGTCGTCGCAGGCCAGCGGGTCCTTCGCCGAGAGCAGCCGGTTGAACACCTTGGCGATCTCGAGGTCCGACCGCGCGAAGGTCCGGTACAACCCCTCGAGGAACTCGCGGCCATCCTCCGAGGCGTACAGCGACGGCCTGGTCAGCGCCAGGTACCGGCTCTTCAGCGTCTCGATCGCGGCGTCCAACTCCGCAGGGGTCGGGGAGGGCGAGAGCCCCCAGAACGTCAGCGTGGTCATGCGCAGGTCCCTCCGTGGGCAGACAGCACGGCGTCGGTCACGACCTCGAACAGCCGGTTGCTCATCGGGATCGCCGTGGTGAGGATGTACACGTAGCGCGACTCTTCCCGGGCTGCAGCCACGGGCACGACCGCCCCGCCCTGTAACCGCACGGTCCAACTCGCCGCCCTGCCAGCACTGGCCAGTGATGGCCAGGAGTACCAGGAAGCGTCATCGAACTCCACGCGGATCTCCGTGGGCGTGATGGCCTCGGCGCGCTTGGCGACGCCTCCCGACCACTGCACCCCCGCGAACGGCAGGACGCCAGGGACGGCAACCTCTCCCCCGCCAATGGTGGCTACGACGCCCCCGGCGGTGAGGTCGACGGTGCACGCCTCCCCCGGCGCGGTCGGTCGCGCGAGCGTGGCCACGTAGACGAAATCGGAGGCCTTCACGATCGCCGTCGCGGCCAGCCCGCCGAGTGCCCCGGTGACGACCACCTTCGCCACGTCGATCGCGTCGGCTTCCACGGGCGCCGTGTTGGGGCCGCCGTCGATGTAGGTCAAGCGCAGCGTCTGCGCGTCGTCGAGGGTGGCCGAGAGCAGCCCGCCCCAGACGCTCACGAGCACGTCCACCCCGGGGTCGTCGCAGAGCCCCCCCGAATCGGTGGCCACCAGCGACGAGTCGACGCCCACCGTCTCCCCGGGCTCGATGCTCCGATCGAACGTGAGGTCGTACACGAGGTCCGCCACGCGCGCCGCAGTCACCAGCGCCAGCGGCCCCGCGTCTCCAGCGACTGCCCAGTTGCCTTCCGTCTCTGCCGAAGCCTGCAACGGGATCTGCGGCCCCGCGGGCGATGCCACGAACGTCACACGGATGGACGCAGCCCCGGGCTGGTCGAGGGACGCGATCCCGCAGTCGGTGGTCTGGAACTCGAACGGTCCAACATCGGGCCCTGCGCCCGAGATCGCGGGACGCCCCAGGATGTCGAGGCCTTCCCCCCCAGCGTCGTTGCCGACGTCGATGAGGTCCGAAGCCGCGCCGAGGTCGAAATCCGAGGCCGCCCAATTCGCAAAGTCGCACGCGGCGATCAGCGTGTTGACGTCGGTTGCTCCCGGTGCCCCGACCACGGCGTCGTAGTGGTTCTTGGCCCAGGTACCCGCGCCCGACTGCACGCGCATCGTCTCGAAGTAGCACGAGTCGACCACGACGCCGTTCTTGGCACCCGGGTTCGGGCTGTAGTCGCCCGTCGCGTTGTTCCCGAAGGTGCAGCGTTTGATCACGATCGGGGGGTTCGTCGCCCCCGTGGCGTTCTCGACGCCCCAGGCGTTCAGGTCGTGAAATTCCGAGTAGCGAACGGTCAGCCCGCCCGTGCCGGGGACGTAGCAGCCCCAACTCGCATCGTGGAAACTGCAGCGCTCGACCGTGGCGATGCCGCGCGTTCCCGCCGCCAGGTTCAGCCCGGTCCCGCCGCCCGCGCCTTGGCCGGTCAGCTCGCAGTCGTAGAGGTTCGCCGTGCAATTCGCGGCACCGCCTGATACGGCGAGCAGCACCGACGAACCGCTATTCGGGTTGGCAGGGGCCCCAGACCACGCCTGCAGTGTGCAGCGCTTGGCAGTCAGTGTCGCAGCCGACACCCCCCCCTCCACGCGCACGGCGTCACCGCTCGTGTTCGTGCCGTGGACGTCGGTGTCGTAGAGGGTGACCGACTTGCCGGAGGCGACGTACACCACGCCGCCCGCCCCCCCAGGGTTCCCCGAAAGCGTGATGTCGAAGCCCTTGGTCGCGTCCCCGCCGGCCTCGCCGAAGACCCACCCGGAGCCCATTTCGACGCTGGTGTTGTTCGCGGTCGTGAGGAAGATCCGCGCGCCGCGCTGGTTCAGGACCGTGACGTTGTTGACGGCCGAGCGCCGAAGATCCTGCGCGGCGTACAGCAGCGCCGCCGTGGCCTCGAAGATGATCCGATCGCCGTTCACCACCGCCGCCCATGCGAGCGTCGGGGTGGCGTACCCAGTGGGGATCAGGCGGTCGGCCATCGTCTACCTCCGGCGCGGGCGATGCTCAGGGTGCATCGTGAGCCACGCGAAGCCGAGCAGCGCGGCGAGCACGAGCACTGCGAGTCCGATGGATGCCAAGATCCCCAGCACGTCTCCTCCTACGCCGCTCGCATGGGGGTATGCCTGCGCTGTGACGATATCCGTTGCTGTACGGGCCCAACCGTCTGCCGACCACCGTAAAGTCGCGGGCGTCCGAGCAAGTCGGTTTCGGAGGTGACGGGATTGCCCAGCGGGATCACGTTCGCGAGCGCCGAGCCTTCGAGCGGTTCAATTCCATCGAGTCCGCCAAGCCGGAACTCCGCCACGCTGGCCACGGCCTTGTCCGCCGCCGAGGTGGTGCCCACGGCGGTCGTGACGTACACGTTGTAGGCGCCCGCGAACGCCGTGATGGTGCCCAGGTTCCTCACCAGCACGTTCGCGGCGTAGGAGCCCATGATCGTCAGGCTCGCCACAGTGCATCCGGCCGCGATGTCCACCGCGCCGGGGGTCGCGGCAGTGCGCGCTGACCCGCAGCCGTCAATCGTAACGGTGACGCCCGTGGTCGCGGCCGCGACCATCGTCAAGAAGTACGACGAGCGGCAGTTGTCGAGCGCGAACGTGCCGCTGGTGCAGCCACCCGCGTAGACGTAGCCCGCAGCCCCCGCATCGCAACGCGCGAACGTGCCCGTCGAGCCCGTCTTGGCGTTCCACAGGTAGCCCGGCGTCGCGGCGCCCATAATCCCCGAGTAGTCAGCGACATCGACGGTCATGGCCCCGGCCGCGCTAATCATCTGGTGGCGCTGCATGTTCGTCACGACGCAGCGCCGCATAGTCAGCGTCTGCCCGGCTCCCAGCGTGCGGATCAGCACGTACGCTGCCGTCGGCGTGTCGCGGCAGGCGATCGAGCAGTCCTCGATCGCCAGTGCGCCCCCCGCGCTCTGCAACGCCCAGTAGATGCCCGTCCCAGCGCCGGCCGTGGTCAGCGACAGGGTGAGCCCCGAGAGCGTCAGGGCGGCGGGGGCCGTCAGGAAGTACGTCGTACGTCCGGACACGTCCTCGCACGTGACCACGCCGCCGCTGTCGTTGGCGATGGTGATGCCAGTCGGCGGGGCACTCGGGCCGGTCCACGACTCGTTCGCGTAGGTGCCCGCCTGGGTGAACGACACGCGGTCGCCGGGGTTGACGGCGCCGGCGGCAAAGGCAGCCGTCGCCGATGTGTAATTGCCGCCACCGTCAAGGCGGATGGTTACGATGGCCATACTAGGCCCCCTTCCGCTTGCGGGGCTTGGCGGCGGGCTTCACCTCGACGGCCTCGACCACCTCGGGCGGGAACGGGTCGGCCTCGTCGTCGGGAGGCGGCGGGTACATCGCGAGCACGTCGGCAAGCGGGATCTCGACGCCTTCGCGCAGGGCGAACGGCCCGTCGGGGTCGCGCTCGGCGGCAGACCACACGGCTGGCGACTCCCGGTGCGTCACGAGCCGCATCCCGTCGCGCAGGAACAGCAGGTCGAACAGCATGGCTCACCTCGACAGTGCGCGGAACCGCAGCCGCGCGCCAACGCCAGGCGCCACGCCAGCGGCAAACGCGCAGTTCACGACCACGTAGTACCGGTGTGCGTGCTCGAACGTGTCGAGGCTCACGTTGGTCAGCGCGGCCCTGGCGATCGGCGTCGGCCCAATCACCGGCGGGTGCGCGCACGCAGCCATGTACCCCGCGTACGTGCGCAGCGCCAGCGTCGCCGGGTCGGTGTCGAGGCCGAAGACCGCAAACTGCGCGTTCCACGCGACCCCGGCGGACTGCTCGCACAGTGCCTCGAATTTCAACAATCGAGGCATGAGCATGTAGTCCTGCTCGTACTTCCGTCCCGTCCCGCCCATGCTGTCCCACACGGCCAGCACCGCATCAGCCACCGTGCTGGCCCAGTTGACCACTGCGGTCACCGGCGTCGCGCCGTCGGTCGGGTCCAGGTATCCACCGCTGTTCTCGCTCGTGATCTGCTCCATGATCCGCTCCTCCGTGTTTCTACGTCTCTACCCCGGCCCACCGGACTCCATCCTCGCCAATCTCCGCCTGCGGTCAACAACCCGCAGCCGTGTAGCCCGTACCTTTCGCACCGTCATCGGCGCCACCAACTCCGCCACTGCCACCGCGACCTCGGCAGCGATACCGACGGCGCCGCCAGCCCGTGCAACCAGCGTACCCACAGCCTTCGCTGCCTCTGCTGCCTTCTGCGCCGCCTGCACCCCGTTCACGGCTTGACCTCGCACGCGCAGGGATCGCAGGGATCGCACTGCGACGAGAACGGCAACCCCAGCACGTCGACCTCCGCTTCCACGATCGGCAGCCCGTTGCAGACTAGCGTGGCCCGCGTCGTCTTCGGCGACAGACCGTCGTCAAGCACGATGTCGAGGCTCTTGCACAGGTGCGGACCGCACCCACCCAGCGCCAGCACCAGCACCAACGTCAGCAACAGCTTCATCATGCCTCCGTGATGGTCACCGCCACCGTCCCCGGGAACGGTAGCTCGGTGCCAGTCAGTACGATGTTCGCCACCCCCGGGCCCCCACCGTCGTCCATCGTCAACGTCGCGATGTCGTAGGCGCCATACCCCGCAGCCGCCAATGCAACCACTGCCAGGCGGAAGCGCTGCACCTCGCCCCCCAGCGTCCACAGCCACTCGGCGTAATCCGACGACACCACCTCGCTCTCTCGACCCGCCGCGATCTTCCAGTCGGCAAGGGTGGCGTCCGGGCGAAGCACGCTGGTCAGCGCCTCTTGCACCGCGCCAGCCTTCCCCGTGGCGGTCCCGGGCTGGCACATGATCTCGATCGCCACGTCGATAGGCTCCGGCGTGTAGTTCACCGGCCAGCACCTCAGCCCCGCCATCGTCCGTCCGCCGACGCGCTGCAGGTCGACCTGCTGCCCGTTGAACCACGTGTCCATCTCCGCGAGGTCTGACGTCGCCAGCGCCGTCCCGTCCTCACCCACAACGACGAGCATCACCGACTGGTCCCCGGCGCCGTTCTCGACTGCGATCGCCCGCGAGACGGGGTTGCCCCCAGCCGCGAGCATGAAGTCGTCCTGCGCCGCCGTCTCGTAGTCCTCGACCGTCACGACCCGCTGCACCGCCCGCACGCGAGCGGGGCCCACGTACCGAAGCTCCTCCAACGAGATCGCGGTCCCGGCCTCCCGGTACGTCCAGCCGCTCGCCGCTCGGGGGTTCCACACCGCAGCAACCCGAGAGACCCCCGTGCGCTGCACTTCGATCGTCCCCGCCCCCGCGTTGCCGTTCTGATCGGCTCCCACGCGGTAGGTGGATCTGACGACCTGGCCCGCGGGCGGGATCTGCCCGTTGGTCCCGTTGCCGGTCACCAGCCGGATCACCTCGTCGTCCATCTCCAGAACCTGGAACACCTTCGACGACGAGTCAGCATCGTACAGCGTTTCGATCTCGCTCCAGTCCGCATCGGACCCAACGCGCATCTCCGACACCGACCCGTCCACGTAGGGCTCGGTGGGGAGCGCGAACTCCTGCCATGCGTCGCCTGTGGACGTCCCGAGTTCGTCGGAGACCGTGCGCCCCTGCGTGGCTTCCCACGGCAGGTACCAGTCACCGTCGTCGCCGTCAACCGTCGTGGGCTTCGCGGATGCCCCACCCGTGACCTTGGCCACGCGGAAGCGTAGCCAGAAGCCCTCGACCCCAGGCGTCGAGTCGGTGGTCCACGTGCGCGAGGTGGTGAGCGGAAGCACGATCTCCGTGGGGCCCGAGGCTGCCAGGGTATCACCAGCCGCTCCGCTCACGTCGGCTACCGGGATCGGCGTCCACGTGGTCTTGACCTGGTAGTCCTCCGAGACGGTCGAGGGCACCGTCTGCCCCATGTACCCGCCGATCGTCAGCACGGTCTGGTTCGCGCCCATGGTTCCCGTGGCCACCCGGCCCGTGGGCAGGTACGTCACCTCCACGTCGAGGCCTGCGCGCCACCTGGTCGAGCAGTCGAGGAACGTGCTCAGGTTGAACGTCAGCGTCCCCGCCCCGCCGCCATCCTTCGTGACAACCCCGGGCGTCCCGACGTAGCCTTCATCCGTGTACTCCAACGACAGGTCCACCGTCCCGGGGTTCGGCGTCGTGAATGCCCACGTCATCGTGTCGAACGCCAGGTGTCGGTGACCCACGTAGACCGCCTCGCCGTACACGGGCGGCGTCGAGAACAGGTCGGCCCCCGGCACCCACGCCGCGAACACGAACGCCCCCAGGCCACCGTCCCACTTCCGCGTGTACACCAGCAGCGTCGTCGCGTCGGCGGTCACCGCTGCGTCGAGGTGCTCGTACTCCACCGAGGGCGCCGAGTCCGTTGACTTCGTGGCCACCAGCGCGCCGGTCTGGAGCAGCAGCGTCGGCGCCGTCAGCAGCCCCGAAAGCCTACCGACCATCCGCGCACTCGCGGGCACGTCCCGCCGCAGCGAGAAGCCCTTCAGCCGCGCGAGCGACAGCGCCTCCCCGCGGGTCGCGAAGTGCCGCCACGAGAACGACTCCACCCCGCGATCGATCGCGCAGAGCGTCGTGTGCCCAACCGCTGCCTGCACCCGGTTGATCCCGTTGACGGGGTCGTCGTCGGAGGTCTCCGTGTGCCACGGCAATTCGATCTTCTTGAACTCGCTGATCATCCGCTGCAACGCGCGGTAGTAGAACCGCGCGAACTTGATGCCGGATCGAGTCGGTCGCGTTGCCATCTAGGCCTCCACCACGTGCTTCGTCGAGGTCTCCAGGTCGAGGTACTCCACGACCAGCCGCCGCTTGCCTTCGCCGCTCTCGCCGGTGCTCACCGTCGCGGACACCAGCTTGGCCCGGCGCTCGCGCTCCATCGCCTGGAACGTCCGCGCTACCCGGTCGCGCTCCTCGGGGCTCAGGTCGTTGGACATCACCTCGTAGACCCCGCCCTCATAGCCGATGCCGTCCTGTCGCTCCCAGGGGTGCGCCGAGATCCCGGGGGTGAGCATGAGCATGATCGACTGCTCCGTTGCCTCGGCGGGCGTCGAGGTAAGCGCCACGCCGCCCTGGGGCGTTCGCTGGGGGGGCCATCGCATGGTCTGCGCCATCGCTACACCGCCTTCATCTTCGTGGCCTTGCCCTCGCTGGCCATCGACGTCCATGCCGTACCGAGATCCGGTGTCGGCGTTCCCGTGAGCCCGAGCGCCAGCGTGCCGCCCGAATGCACGTGCGCCAGAACCGCCACGCGCACCACGTCGTTGACGTAGGTCTTCAGCCCGGGGTGCAGCGCGATGTCGTCGGCTGCGTCGAACGCGCCCGCCTTGACGCCCTCTTCGTCGAGCACCAACTGCGTCGCCCCGCCCTTCGACGCGATCGCCGTCATGCCCAGCGTGAACCAACTCACCAGCGGTCGGTCGAGCCCGACGTTCGCCCAGCGCAACTCCCCGCCGTCGAACTGCAACAGCAGCACGTCCGACCCCACCGCGGGCACCTGCAACACCGGCCCCATCGCTGGCGAGATCCAGCCGATCACGTGCTCCGGCCACCCCTCCCGGCTCGGTCCCGAGTAGGTCTGCGCCGACAGCTTCACCGCGCCGTCCAGCACCAGCGCCCCCGCCTCGTCCCGGTGCGTGTCGTCGGCTATCGTCGCGCGGTGCACAGCCGTGATCTTCATGCCACCTCCCTAATCTGCTTCGTGGGAGCGGCTCCGTTGGTCGTCAGGTCCTTCTCCTCCACGAGCTTCTGGAACGTCATCTGCACCTCGTGCCGGTCTTCCCCCCACGTGTGGCTCGCGGTCTTCCACACGTACAAGCCCTCGTGCTGGGGGACGACCCCACGGATGCGGTGGATCTGGTTGGGCCCGAACAGTTCCGCGCCTGGCACGTTGGAGATCGCCCCCTGCCCTCCCAGGTAGCCCGCCGCTCGCTGAACAAACCACCGCATGGCGAAGTCGACGACGTCTTCCTCGGTGTGCACCAGGGCCCCCGCTGAAAGCACCTCACGCACCGCCCGGTGCGCTTCCCCTGCGACCAGCACGCCCTTCTGGTTGCGCGTCTGGTTCTTCCCAGACTCCACGTCCTGCGTGCCCTCGCCCAGCGCGTAGAACTTCAGCGCGGCACCGCTTTTGATCTCGGCCTTGATGCCCTGCTCCCGCGCCCACTTGTCGCCCTGCCAGTCGTCGGTGATTTCGACCAGCCGCGGAACCCCAGACGCGTACTCCACGATGGCCCGCACGAGCGCCCTGGTCCCGAGACGGTTGCTCCAGCCGTAGACCTCCAGAGCCGTGGGCATTCCCGAGGTGGACTCCACGATGTCGGGCCCCGACTCCCAATCGCTCTCGCCCTTCAGCGAATACCACAGGGTCACGGGCTCGATCAGCCCGTAGGCGGTCGAGAGCGGCAGGTACACCAGGTTATTCCGCCGCTGCTTCCGGTGGCACCCCGCGAACGGCTCATCACCCAGGCGCTCCCGGGCGTCGGCCTCAATCACCATGACCTGCTCGTCGCTCCAGACCTGCGGGTACGCGTAGCCGTCCGCGATCGCCATGTGCTTCAGCCACAGCAGATCCGAGGTAAGAACCTCCTTGAAGCGGTCGCCCTTTTTGGCCTTCGACGGCTTCAGCAGGTAGCCCATCTGCGGGTAGTCGCGGTCGAGCACTTCCTTGATCGCGTCGGCGTGCGTCGGTGCTCCCTGGATCAGCCGGCCGTTCTGGTCCGCGATGAACTCGTCCAGCGCGTCGAAAGCCTCGACGTCCATCGTCACGCCGTCCGGGCGGTACTTCGGCAGGCGGCTCTTGATCTTGAAATAGCCCTGGTGCATCAACGTCCCGCCGTAGCCAGCCCACAGGCTCACCTCGGCACCGGGCAGGAACATCGCCTCGTTGACGATCCGGTAGTCCATCGTGTCGGGGTCGACGCAGTCGAAGGACAGCGTGAGCTGCGAAGCCCCGTCGAACGTCCGATGCAAGCTGAACGGCATCAGCGCAGACAGCAGGTCGTCGCCGAACAGCGTACCGTCCACGCTCAAGCGGTAGACCGGGCACTCGGCGCTTTCGTTCTGGTTCCTCACTGTCGCCTCACGTGTAGGTCACACCCGGAACTGCAATCGCTTCCTCTTCGAGCCGTGCCTGCGCGATCTCTTCGAACCGCGCAACCCCCGCCGACGTGCCGAACGGAACGGCCCGCGGCTTGATCGCCCCCTGCATCTCCGAGTGCGTGCGGTCCAGTAGCCGAAGCCTGTCACCCACGGCGGGGGCAGGGTACAGGTCGGCGTTCAACTGTCGCACCCTCACCCCGAGGCTCGCGTCCCCGTAGACGCGCCAGGCCACCAACTCCGGCGTCTCCCCGGCACGGAGCGTCCAGTACATCGTCTCCCGCTCGCGTTCCCCCGGAATCGTCCTGTCCAACGATCGGTGGTTCGCGGCTTCGAGCGTGATGTCGAACTGGTACGCGATGGGGTTCCCCGAGGCCTCCCAGTGCCCGTGCGGCGTCTTGGTACCGAGGTTGGACAGGTAGCAGCGGAACGTCCGCTTACCATACGAGAACAGGCACACCGGCCGCCGACCAAGGTTCGCGTCCTTCTTCCAGAACGCTTCCAGCGCCAGCCGCAGGGGCTCGAGATCCTCGTACGCGTGGCTCGCCACGAACAGCGCGCCGAAGGTGCAGGTCTCGGGGTCTCCCCCGGCCGCCATCGTCGGCGGTGCGTAGTCCCCCACCATCTTCCGGCGGGTGGTCTGCCCCGCGAGCGTCCAGACGATGTTGTCGGGGGGCGTCTGCGAGACCACCGCGTTCTCGAAGGCTCCGGCCCCGCGGATGAAGTCGGCGCCGTCGACCTGTAGCGTCCACACGTCCGGGCGGAAGCCCAGCTTGGACATGATCTTGTCGAGGGCGCCCGTGCGTTGCAGGACCCCCAGCCCCATCCCGGCGATCGGAGCGACGCTCATGGCCTACCTCCGTGCGTCCAGCATGGTGAGATCGATCACGTCGTCTTGCAGTGGCTGCGTCACCAGCCCGCCCGCGCCCTCGCGAACCAGCGTCATGCGGTACTCAGGAGACACCAGCCGCGCCTGCCCCTCGCCACGGTCGACACGGGCACGGACGGAACCGGGGCCCTTCGGCGCGAGTGGCTTGTCCAGGGTGATGGCCTGGTCGACCTTCAGGCTCACCTCGACCTTCGGAGCCTCGCGGAAGTTCTGCTGGCTCGCCTCTGCCGCGAGGTAGTCTGCGGCGTTGGTGTAACCTTCGGACCCACGGGCTCCGGACTCTCCAAGCGCAACAAGATTCCCAGCGATCTGTTCTGCGATCTTGTCTCGACGCGCAGAAAACACCATCCAAACGGACGCGTCGAACTTGCGCAATTCCTCCATGGCAGCTTCCGCCGCCAACGTAGGAACGACGTTTCCAAGCTTCATACTTGCGTCGACATCGTAGGTTGTTTCTCTCGTACGCGCTTCAATCTCTGCCCGGCGAGCCAGCAACTCGCCAGAAACCAATCTGTTGGCCGACGAAATAGTACCCTGCCCACTCGACATCGCCATGGCCTGCACGTCTGTCAGCCCGAACTTGGCCTTTGCACGCGCTCCAAGGTCGTTGATCTGGCCAGCCTCGATTACGCTGGCGACGATTTTTGCAACCTCATAAACGATCATCCCACCAGCGGCCAATCCGAGAGCCTTTGATGCTACGCCCGCCACTGCTGCGCGCCCGGTGGCTGCACCAGCAGCAACTACGCCGCCAGCACCGGCTGCTACGCCAGAAACAGCAGCAGCCGCACCGATGCTCCCAAGGTATGCCTGCGCCGCCTTCGACAACTTCGCAGCACCCCAGATCAGGAATAACCGCTCGCTCACGTCCACCAGCAACCCGATGTTCTTCGCCAGCGTTCCAACGGCCTTCCCGATCTGGTCGGCCATCCCAACAACGGTCTTCTCGAAGTCGCCGCTCTTCAGCCCGATCGCGTCGAAGAACGCCACGCCGATCTGCCGACTCGCCCGGTTGAACGCCTGCTCCATCGACCGGATCTTGTGACCCGTCGTCGCCTCCATCTTCCCGAACGCCACCTCGATCTCGCCCGACTTCGTGACCATCTCGTCTTGGATCTCGACGAAGTCCTTCATGCCCCGGTCGCTCGTGAGCGCCAGCGCGATGTTCAACGCCTCGACGCTTCCGAGCACCTTGGACATCATCTCGGTGTTACCGCCGAGTCCCTCTTTCAGGTATCTCAGCGACCCCGCCAGACCCTTCGTCTTCAGCGTCTGCGCGCCCCACTCAATCCCGAGGTCCTTGAGCACCTTCTTCGCTTCCTCGGGGGGCTTCACGATCGAAGCGATCACCATCCTGAGTGAGGTCGTAGCCGATGCGATGTTGATGCCCTGCTTCGTGGCTGTCGCAAGAGCAGCGCCCACCGACTCGAACGACACGCCCATCGACGCCGCCAGCGGCGCAACCTGCCCGATCACCGCGGCCATCTCGCCGATGGTCGTCTTGCCGCGCTTCTGCGCCAGCGCGAACACGTCGGCTACATGCGTCGCCCTCTCGGTGCCCAGCCCGTAGGCGTTGATCACGTTCGTCAACCCGTCGACGGCCGTGGCCGTGTCGGTGAGTCCGCCGATGGCCGTCTTGCCAGCCACGGTCATGAAATCCAGCGCCTGCCCCGTGTCCACCGACGCAGAGATCGCCTGGTACAGCCCCGTCGTGACCACGCTGATGTCCGCACCGAAGCGTACGGACATCGACTCCATGGCGTCGCCGTACATGATCGCAGCGTTCTGGCCCTCTGCGAGCAGCGTGTCGACCTTCGCCAAGCCGTCTTCGAGCTTGACGAATTCCCGCGCGCCCTTCGTGACCAGTCCGACCAATCCGGAGACGCCCGCGAGCGCGCCAACCATCTTCAGCATGGAGCCAGAGGTCGAGACGATGGACTTCCCGAGGCCGTCGACTTCCTGCCGGGTTCCCTTGGCCGCCGTCCCCGCCTGAGCCATCCCGGCCTTCAAGCCCTGGTCCTTCAGCCGGAGCGCAACCCATAGGTCGAACTGCTCGCTTGTCGCGCCCATCCTACTCTCCGTTCGGGTGGTTCTTCACCCAATCCCGCACGCGCTGCTCATTCCCCCGGATCGAATCCATGATCTGCTCCACTTGCCACAGCGGCATATCCAGCAGGTCGGACAACGTCACACCTCCCCGCCGCGCCCGTAGAATCCAGTCCAGGAGGTGCTCGTACAAGTCAGAGAACGTGTGCCCGCCCAGGCCGTCTACGAGATCGTCTCCCGCCACGAAAAAGGGACGTCGACAGCCCCGGAGCAGCCATCGCGTCCGCACTTGGCAGGCAGCATGGGGACGGGGCCCCCAGCGAACCCGAACACGTCGACCACGAGCGAGTCTATGGTGTCCGGGGGAAGGTCGATCATGTAGCCCTTGGGGGGTCGAACGAACGCCTCGACCGGCTTCGTGTCGGTGCCACAGACGGCGCCCTCCACGATGGCCAGCTTCTGCCGCGTGTCGTTCCGCATGTCCTGGTCGCTCAGCGTGAAGTGTGACTCCATCCACGCCGGGACCTTGAGGATCAGCGACTTCACCTCGCCGAGCCCTGGGATCTTCTGCGGCTCGATCTCCGCAGTGATCGTCGGCGGGGTACTCCACTGCTCGTGGTAGTAGACGATCATGTCGCCGAGGTCCAACTCCGTTCCTGCTGGAATCGGCTGTCTGCACCTCGGGCAGGTGTTCGTCTCTGCCGTGAACACCCGCCGCTTCCGCTGCTTCCACTGCCGGTAGAACAGCATCGTGATGATGTCGACGAACGGCAACCCCGCGATGGTGGGCACGACGATGTCGCCTCCGGGTTTGGCGATCTCTTCGATCGTCCGCCCCCCCACCGACGCAAGGCATTCCTTCAGCGCGTAGACCAGCATACGGTTGGAGTGGCCGACGTGCTCCCGGTTGGCCCTGACGTCACCGACAGCGATCTCCACCCGAGTCGACGCGGGCTTCAACCCGAAGTCCTGCCGGCACTCGTCGCCGAGCTTTCGCCCGTGGGGAAGACGCTGGCCCATCTCCGCGAGCGTGCCCCGCGTGAGTTTGGGTTCCTGCGCTCCGTTCGTTCCGGTCATGGGTCACCCCTCTCCGCTCCCGAGTGCTACCCGGGGATGTAGACGCAGTTGTAAGCGCTGGCCTTGACCGCGATCTTCGCCGCCGCGGGGGAGCCACGGTCGAGGCTGGGCGGGTTCGGCGGGCTGGTGAGGAACATGCGCTCCACCTCCCACGTCGCCAGCACCGTCTCGTCGGTCCCGCGGACGGTGGAGATCACCGGCGGGTTGTGCCCGGGGAGCCCCATCTTCGACGCGAGCCACCAGGCCTGCAGGATGCCCATCTGGATCGGGTCGTTGGCGTAGAACTCCAGCGTCACCTCGGCGCTCTTGATGCGCCCGCCGCTGTGCGCCTTGCCGTCGGTGGTCTCGAACGTCACGAGGGACGTCTCCAGGCCGCTCATGGAGATCGGCGTCAGGGTGCCGGGCAGGAAGCCGCCCTTGCCGTCGGGGATGCCGGGGCCACCGATGCCCAGTTCGAAGTTCGCGACGTTGGGATGGCGCTCGCCGTCGCTGCGGGTGGGGGTCGACATGGGTTCCTCCTTGCTACTGGCCCGCGGTGTCGAGGCCCTGCCCCGCACCGGAGGGTTCGTTGGTCTTGGGGTCGGTCACGAGGTCGGTATCGGTCACGGGCTTGGCGCCGATGATGTCGGGGGCGAGAACGGGGGAAGCGTCAGGATGCACCAGGAGCGTCTCGGGGGTGCCGGTGGACTCTGAGATACCGTCAACCACGTCGGGAGCGACGGACGGGGCCGGCTCGTTGCTGGCGTCGGGCTCCACAGGGGTGGGGTTGACGATCACCTCGGTCGCCGCAATCTGGTCCGAGAGCTTCAACGCCCCGGCCGTCTCGACGGGCGCCACCGTGAACGCCACCGCGACGCAGGCGAACGCCACGCCCATCACCTTTGCGATCCACTTGCCCCACACGCCTTCGATGGCCGGCGCGTGCATGATCATCGTGGCGAGCAGCCCGCCCACGGCCACGAGCACCGAGGGCTGCACGTCCCAGCCGAACGCCTTCTTCACCCACCACGCGGCCAGGTACAGCACGAGCGCGACCAGTTGCGCTACCGCCTTGAAGTTCATGTTGATCCTCCTCAGAACGTTTGGTCGCCCGACCGTCGACGCGGGGGCGCCGGCCAGTCGAACATCGGAACCTCTGGAACTGACGGGCGCCCAGCCATCGGGCCGTGCTCGCCCACGCACGCCACCTCATGCCCGTTCTGCTTCGTCGCCAGGAGCGTGACGTTCGCCCGCGTGGCCTCGTAGTGCTCGCGCTGCCAGTCGCCCCACGTCTCCAGCAACTCGTTCATCCGCTTGAGCCGTTGGTTGATGCTACGCACGACCCATGCCACCACCGACGCGAGCACGCCGCCCACGAGGCTTGCAGCGTTGACGATCGCGTTCAGCGCCGTCCACGTGTTCGGGTCTGCCGATGCTGTCGCGCCGTTCGCCAACGCTGTAGCACCGACGCACCCCACGATGAGCACGAGTACGACCCCAGCGCCGATCGCCGCCGTCCTACGCTGCATCATGCCTCCACGTCGTCGTCGCCGAGGTACTCACCCTCATGCCCCGCGATACCACGCAGCAGGGCACCCACGCGCTTGCGGCTGAAGTTGGCGCCGGGATCCCAGGGCCATCTCGTGATAGGCGACCACTCGCAGTGAAGGTGGACCGTCTCCATCCCAAGCTTCAGCCCGAACGCTTCCCCAGCCCACGCCAGCAACTCAGCCGCCCGCTGAAACTGCGCCGCGCTGAACACCTCGCGGCCGTCCTGTACCACCGGCACCAGGTCGAACGCCCACAGCAGGTTGTTCGGGTCAGCACACACGTCGAACGGGCTCGTCCACCCGTACCGGTCCGCCAGCGCCTTCCAGTCGTCGTAGCGGTACTCCTGCGTGTGCTTGCGCAGGTCGTTGGGGGTTGTCCCCCTGTACCACCGCCACACGTCGAAGCCCTTCGCGTACAGGTCGCGGTAGGGGCTGATGGCCCCGTGCACCGCGCACTCGTCCACCGGAACCGCCAACAGCGTCTTGCCGCTCGGCAGCACGTAGGCGTGGCTCACGTAGCTCGACGGCGCCGACAGCAGGTTGCGCAGCACGCGCTCGAGCCCCGCTTCTCCGGTCCATGCGTGCTGCACCGCCGCGTTGTAGATGCCGCAGCCCGTCGTGTGAATCCCCACGCCGGCCACCTTGACCCGCCGCGTTCGCTCCTCACGTGCCGAGGCCACGATCTCCGCGTTCACCAGGTGCGTCGGCCCGAAGTCCCCAGCCACCCCCACCCGCAGACGCTCCACCTCTTGCACCGCTGCCCACGTCGTCGGCCCTAACTTCCCGTCCTGCGGGAACAAGCCGTGCGCCGCCTGGAAGCGCCTCACTTCCTTGGCAAACTGCAGCCCCGGGGGGGAGAGGCTACGTAGCCACCACGGAAGATCCTCGACCTTCCAGACGGCGCCGGCCTGCTTCGCGTTATAGGTCTGAGCGTCCATCGATCCCTCGCCAGGGTTACGCAGCCGCGCGAACCGCCATGCCCTTCGTCCCCAGAACGACCTCGACGACCTTCGCCGTCTCCACGATCTCGAACGTGCAGGTGGCTACCACCTTGCCCAGCGCCTGCACCTCCGGCGGGTTGTTCGTGTCGTTCGCGACGATCTGCACGTCGCTGTCGAACTCCCCCGTGCCCTTGAACCAGCCATCCTTGTGGTGCGGGCGGAAGATGGACCGCAGCGCCGAGACCACCTTCTTGCGCAGGTCGTCGTCGACCACCTCGTAGACGTACTGGTACATGTTCGCCCGGATCTCGGCCACCAGGTGCAGGATGCTCTTCGCCTTGTGCACCCAGATCGCGCCCTTGCCGTTCAGCCCGGGGGCCTCGTCGCCAAACAGGTAGATGCTCGACCCCTGGTGCATGATCGTGCGGATGCCGTACCCGTTCAGGATCGCGTCGTTCATCGGGTTGGGGTCGTCGGTCGCGTCGGTCGTCAGCCGGCGCACCCAGCCATCGAGCCGCAGGTCCGCACCGGCCGGGGCCTTCTGGTAGCCCTTACGCCGCACCGCCAGGTTCGCCTCGAGCCCCGTGATCAGCCCCATCATGTCGGCCTGGTACGCCGTCGACCCGCCGAAGGGGTTGTCGGCCAGGTCGCAGTAGCTCGGGAACGTCAGCCAGCCGTGCTCCAGGAACGACGAGAGGTTGTCTCGCTGCCACTTGCCCGCGGACTGCTCCGTCGTGATGGTCGACTGCACGGTGCCGTTCCACCAGAAGCCGTGCCGCTCGCAGAAAGACTGCGCAGCGTCTTGGATGTCACCGCCGTACTGCCCGGGGGCGAACAGCGTGATGAGCCCCAGGTTGTACTGCGGCAGGTCAAGGAGCGGCGAGTCCTCCAGGTCAAAGGCCTCGCTGGTGTAGTCTTCGTCGGCCAGGTCGTGGTGGCCGTCGATGCCACCGGTCAGCGGCTGCTCGTACTCCACCCGGCAGGTCGTGGGGTTCTCGCCCTCTTCCTCGGTGTCGGCCGCCGCGGAGAAGCCGATGATGGTGTTGATCGTGCCGTCCTTGTCGACGACGATGGACGCGTTCGGCCCGTAGTTACCCCAGGCCGCGGTAGCCCGGAGCCCCACGTACTCCAGCCCGGCGTCGTCGGTGTGCACGAAGGCCTCGACGCGCGTCTCGACAGCCAGCGTCAGCGCTGCGTTGATGGATGCCGCCTCCTGCGTGGCGGTATCCGTGGCTCCACCGGTGCCGGCGGTCGAGACGTTGATCGCCGCACCGGAGATCACCCCGTCCACTTCCAGCGAGCACATGACCGTCTTGACCGCGTTGTTCGCGTACGTCCCGGAGGTCGTACCCACGGCCTGCGGCAGCCCCGGGGGAACCGCGATGCCGTCGAGGTCGTCGTTCAGCCCGAGGGTCAGCGTCTGCGAGCCGTCGGCGTTCTGGAGGATCTTCGTCACGCGGAAGCGCTGCGTCACGTCCTTCGAGCCCGTGTGCGTCGAGGCGAAGGCGTTCGGGTACAGCCACGCCTTGCGCGCCTTCAGGTCGGTCGGCAGCACGCGGCAGAAGACCGTGATGGTGTTGCCCGCCACGTGCGGGACCGTTCCCGCCGTGACCTTGTGCCCGCTCAGGTGCGACTCGGGAGCGGCGTAGGTCACCGCCACCTCGCCGTTCGGCAGGTCCTCGGCGATCGCCATGTCGTTGAAGTCGTACGCCTCGACCGTGTAGTGCGTCGCGTCGGTGAACGTGAGCACCAGGTAGTGCGGCTGCACCGCCGAGCCCACCGCGAACGCGTTGCGCGCGATGTAGCCGTTGCCCGCCCCGGTCCGCAGGTAGCGGAAGGTCTCCAACTTGACCGTGTTCCCGCTCACGCCCGCGGGGAACGGGATCTCCGCGAAGTTCGCCGGCTTCAGGTGCGCCAGCACGGGGTCACCGGTGAACACGTCGGCCGCGTCCACTTCCCACTGCTCGTGCTGCTTCAGCAGCTCGTCGATCGTCTTCTGCCAGTGCCGCGTGTCGTCGCTGTCGAGGTTCAACTCCAGGAGCTTCGGCAGGCTGTACTCGCCGCCGTCTTCCGAGAGGACCACGCCGAACGACAGGTCGGGGTTCTGCGAGCCGTCGCGCAGCCTGACCGTCAGGTCGCTCTTGGTGCCGTCGTAGCGTACGCTTGGCACCGAGACGTGCCAGCGGATCGGAACGGCAGCCAGCGCCTCAGCCACGAAGTCGCCCTGGACCGTCACGACGCCCACCGCCGTGTTGCCCGTGATCGCCCACTCCCGAGTGTGCCCGGCGAGCGTGAAGACGCCGCCCTTGAGCTCGTCCTTCTTGAACGCCGTCGAGCCCGTCGCGAACGTCGAGCCCGTCTCGGCCGCCGCACCGTCCGCCACCGAGCCGCCGTACTCCAGGCCCTTGCCCGCCCACGTCCCGGGGGACGCCGCGTCCAACTGACCCACCGTGCCGTTCGTCCGCGTGTCGGGGGCCAGCGCCCTGACGGTGGTGTCCACGAAGCGGTCGAACAGCCGCAGCGACGCCGCGCGCTCGTTGCCGTCCGTCACCCGCAGCGTCGCCAGCACGCCCGACCCCTTGCCCGCGTCGAAGAAGTGCCGCACCGCCAACGGCGTCGGGTCCTCGACGATCAGGTCGTCCTTCCTGACGCGGTTCACGTCGTCGGCGCCGCCCTGATGAAGAACGACCCCCACGGGCCCCTTGCGGAACGCCCCGATGGCCACGCTCGAACCGAACGCGCCGGGCATCGACGGGATGGAAGCGTCACGACGGAACACGCGCACACCGGCGCCACCAGCCTGGGGGCCATAGACGAACGTACTCATGGGGTCCTCCTCAAGTTCTTTGCCACGCGTCGAGCGTTACGTCGCCGACGCTGGGTTCAACCATGTACGGCACCGATCGCTCTGCCGTGTCCCACCGCTGCACGCCCTGCAAAAGCAGCCCGATCGACGCCTCGTGCAGGTCGCCTCGACGCCCGAATTCCAGCGCGCCGACTTCCAGCACGTCGTAGCCGATCCCCGTGCCCGCGGAGACCATGCGCCGGCCGGTCCTGCCGATCACCTCGCACGCCGCCTCAATCACGTCCGCAACCTCCCCGTTGCTCTCCGCGATGGCCGCCAGCGTGAAGCCCAGGTCTTCGATCGTCGGCGCGTCGATGACGTAGGCCAGTTCTGCCCCCTCATCAATTACCACCGATCGTCCGACACCCTGCACCCGCTCCCGCGCGCGGAAGCCGTCGAGGACCATCGTGGGCATGCGCTCGACGTACAGGTCCTCGTCGGGGTCTCCACCGGTCACGATGTCGGGGTTGGCTTTGTAGCGAATCGCCAGACGCTTGCCGACCACGATCGGCGTGGTGAGCGTGAACGTCGACGCCGTGGCAACCCCAGGAAGCGGCGTCGTACGCGTGGCGTCGTCGGTGACGTTGTAGACCGCGCCGATCTCCGTGACCGTGACCTTCTGCGTCCCCACCCCAGCCGTGAGGTCGACCAGGTTGAACTTGCCCGCCTGCGTCTGCGCGAACGAGGTCAACTCCGTGTCGAACCACACCGACAGGCCCGCGTTGAACAGCGGGATCAGCCCGCGATAGATCGCGTCGTCGAACCAACCGCTGGGGAGCAGCACGTTCGACGACACCCGCGACAACTCCATCTCGAGGTGCACCGTGAGCCCGACGAACACCGGGGACGCCAGGCCGTCGACCGTGCGCATCCTCACCGCCAGGCCAAGCCCGCGCTCAGGCCACGAAGGCAACCCCGCCTCGACCTGCGCCGGGGTGTTCCACGTGGTCGTTGCCGTAACCCACGCCGTGCCGCTCCAGACCTTCTGCGTTGTGGCTCCAACCAGCCGAACCTCGACCTCGCTCTCGGTCGCCGTGGCCTCGTAATCCACACGACCACGAAGCACCCTGCGCAGCGCCGTCAGCGCCACAAACGGCCACGTAACGGTCTGCCACCCTGCAACCGGCTGCTCTACCTCTGCGTCGGGGTCGCGAACCAGCGTCGCACTCGCGGGGTACTGAATGCCCCCACGGCAGTAGACCGGCTGCGTGCCCACGCGGATCTTCGTCGCGTCGAACGTCGGTCTCCCAGGGGTCTTCCACCCCAGGAACCCGAACTGCCTCGGCAGGTGGTGGTACCTCACGCGCCGCCCCCCCTCGCCAGTTTACGTTCGTGCGCCATCTTTGCGGCTCCGTGCAACGGGCGGTTTTTGCCAATCGCGATGGCCTTGCGCACCGTCTCCAACGCCGCAGCCTGTAGCCCCTTCTGCACCTCAGCGGATTGCAACGGCCGCGACAGGAACGGCCTCGGGGGGATGAACCAGCCGCCGCCCTTCCCCCTCACGCCGTCGCTCAGCTTCTTGGCGATGTTCTTCCCGGCCAGGTCCTTCTTGTTCGCGCCGACGATCGCGCTCATCTCCTTGCGACCAGCGAGCACGTGCCGGATGGACGTCCGCAGGTCCCCGTGGTTCACCAGCGGCATCGTCGACCCGCGCTTCATCGCGATCGTCTTCGCCGCGTTCTTCGCGTACTCCCGGTCGCGGATCATCTTCTTGGCCACCCGCACTGCCAGCCGACCCACGCGGTTCAACTCGTCGACCGCCGCCGTCTCCAGGTTCTTCTCGAACTCAGGTCCCATCGCGCCGATGAGCTTGTCCCAGTCCCCGCCGATCGTCATGCGCTCACCCGCCGCTCGGGGTGCCGCAGCTCCAACGGCGCATGAACGAGTCGCCCGCGGTCCAGTCGCCCAGGCCTCGCGCCGATCCGCAACTCCGCGCCCTCGGGGGTGGCGTAGTCGCGGAACGCCGTGGTCACCAGCCGATCGCCCTTCGCCGGGACATACCCCAGCGCCGCGCAGTCGGCCTTCTTGAACGTGATCTCCCCGACCACCGTCACGTCAGACCCGCCGTCGCTCTTGCTCTCCGACAGCGCGAACTCCACCTGCGCCTTGATCACCACCTGCGCACCCCCCACGTCCGCCATCCGGGGCGTCCTGCGATGGGGGTCGACCGTTGCTCCGGTAGCCGTGGCCACGGGAGCGATCGTCACGGTTTCGGCGAACAGCAGGCGCGTCCTCACTCGGCGACCTCCGGCTTGCGGCGCTTCGGCTTCTTCCCGGTCGTCTCGCCCATTGGCCGCGCGGCCTCGGCGCTCTCAACTGCCCGCGTGCTCTCGGGGGTCGGCGGGTTCGCCTCGGCCACGGGTGCGGCCTGTGCCACCACATCAGCCGCACGCGTCGTCACCCGCGACGACACCAGCGGCTTGATCCGCACGTCCGGACACGCCGCGTACAGCGCCGCGATGTCGCTCTGCCCCAACTGCATCGGCGTCGACGTCCCCGCCCTCAGCACCTGCACCCCGCCGAACAGCTTGACCCTCACCGGGCCCCTGTTCACCGGTACGATCACCAGGTACGTCACGTCCATCGATCCCGCGTAGGTGCTTCGCATCATCCCCTCCTCAGCCTCAGACCACGCCGCCGCTCATGGGCCGGCGGAACATGGCCAGCACGGTGTCGATGTCGGGGTCTCCGGTCATGCCTCCGGTGGCCAGCAACGCGCCCATGGATACCGAGCGCCCCACCGTCGTCTCGCTCGTGATGCGGTGCGCCTGCCGGTCTGCTTGCCCGTCTACGTCGGAGAGCAGCGGCAGCCCCCGGGCCACCAGGCGCTTGACCACCTCGGCGATCTCGGGGGGCGTCGTCCACGTCGGGGTGTACTCAGTCGCGGGCGCCACGGGCGCGACCAGTTCGTAATCCACGAACCCGAAGTACCCCGTCACCGTGATGTTCCGCCGTCCCTTCGGCCACGTGTACACCACGTCGTCGTCGACCAGCACGCCCGTCTCGTTGTTCCAGATGAGCTTCGGGTTCCAGCGGTCGTCGTCGGTGTTGCACACGATGATGGAGTCGAGGTCCAACTCCGTCAGCGTCGCAACCCCGCTCTCGACCTTCGTGATCTGCGAGTCGCCCTGGCAGATGCAGTGCGGCAGGTGCAGCAACTCCCGCCCGTTGCCGTCGATCTTCAACGCCGTGAGCTTGCGGTAGAACCACCGACCGGTCACCCGCTCGACGTACCGCTCTGCACCCACGATGAGCGTGTCGATGCGGTCGGAGTCAGTGAACCCCTCCGCGACGATCTCTTCTCTGGTGACGTAGTTACCCACAGCCCCTCCCAGCGAGTCGGGCGGTTGGCCCGTGCCGGGCGGGCCGTTCGCCCGGTCGGATTACGCCGTGAACTCGCAGTGGACCGCGTCAGTGTACCCGCCGCACGCGACCATCACCCACACGTCGGCCAGTGCCCCCGCCACGTGTCCGAGCGTGATGTTCAGGTTGCCCGTCGCGTCGGTCAGCCCGAAGTACTGCCCGTCGACTGTGATGGCGTCGCCCATGTCCGTGCCCGCCGTCGTCACCATCGCCGTATCGACGAGGGCCGTGGGCGCACCGAACTCCGTCGCCGAGGTCCACACCTGGATTTCGCCGGTCGGCTTCGCGAGGTTCGAGCCGAGGATGTTCTGCGCGTCGATGGTGATCGCGATCGCGTTGGTTCCGCCGTCGGTCAGCGGCCCGGCGGGCAGCACCAGGGCCGCGAGGGTCTGCGCCAGGAAACTCTCGATGACGGAGCGCCCCTTCCGCAAGAACGCCGCGCCCGTGCCCGTCGCGAACGCGAGCTTCGCGCCCACGCCGATGTCGCTCGCGGCGGCCGGCGCCGTGATGGCCAGCGCCGAGGTGGCGATCCCTGCGGGGAACACGATCCGGTAGGCTCCGTCGATTTCGTCGTAGACGATCCGCGCCCGCGCGTTGCTGTCCACGGCGCACTGGTTGGCGATGGCCGCGTTCAGCAGATCGACGGTCAGTGCGATCGAGGTACCGGCGTCCTTCACCGCGTCGATGACCACGACCTCCTCGGGGTGCGCGCCGTCCCAGTCGAGCGTGAAGCCGTGCCCCGTCGCCGAGTTGGCCTCGTCGGAGAGCTTCCACGCCGAGGCCGTGCCCACCAGACCGCCACCAAGCGAGCCCACGCGCTGCTCGCTGGCCTCACTGGCGAGGGCGAGGTACGCGGGCAGATCCTCGGGCGTCCAGTAGCCGTTGGTGCCGGCCACGTAGACGCGCACGCCGAAGACGGTGCCGTAGTTCAGGGTGGGGACGGCGCCCACGACGTAGCGGTAGCGCCACGCGTAGCCGTCGCCCCGGTTGACCACGAGGCAGGACACGCCCGCCGCCAGCACGTCGCCCATGTCGAGGGCCGCGAGAGCCGCAGTGTCCACCACGGGGGTCAGCACCTTCGTCGCCAACAGGCCCGCCGCGGTGCCGGTCGCGTCGTACAGCGTGTCCGCGTACGCCTTGATCGCCGCACGGTAGGACAGCCAGCGGCCGGTCCCTGCGGTCGGCGCCACGATGTCGGGGAGAGCCTCACCCACCGCGCTCAGGGCGTCGAAACGGTACAGATCCGCCTGCCCCGCGCCGTTCGCCACGCACAGCCGGATCTGCCCGCCCGTGCGCTGCGCCGCGGTCACGGCCTTCAGCGCGGCGATGTCGGCCACGGCCGAGCCCATCTCGCGCTCGGCTTCCTCGTCGATGAGCCAACGGCCCGTGCCCGCCGTGGGCGCCACGACGAACGGCAGATCCTCGGCAGCCACCGAAGCGCTGTCGAAACGGTACAGGTGCCCCAGGCCATCCTCGGCCGACTCCACGAACGCCAGCATCTTGTCGAAGCGCGCCGCCGCAGCGATGGCCTTCAGCGCCGTGGTGTCCGCGACCGGCGCCGCGATGCGCTGCTCCAGCGACGTCACGCGGGCGTCGGAGGTCACGTCCGCCGCGAGCTGCTCGCTCGTCGCCAGTTCCAGCAGCAGCTTCTTGGTCGTCGGGTCACGGCCGAAGATGCCGGAGTTGATGCCCTTCGCCAGCTTCGTCACCAGCGCGTCTCGTCGAGTCGTCGTCATGGAATCCTCCGCTACGCTCGCGACCGCACGTCACCAGGCTACACGCCCAGCTTCTCCGCGATCGCGTCGGCCAGGTCCTTGCGGGTGCTCTGGCCAACGAGGTTCTGGAGGCCCACGCTCTTCGCGATGGCCTCGAGTTCACTCTTCGTCATCTTCGACAGCGCCGACCGCGTGTACTTCGGATGGGCCGGATCACGTTCCGCACGGGCAGCGAGCGCCTCCATCTCGTCCATCGGGTCGACTTCGGCGGGCTCTTCGATGGGCTCCGCGGGCTTGGCGATCAGGGTGGCCTCGACGGGCTTGGCGACGGGCTCCAACGCTTCGAGCGCCTCGGGGACGACCACGCGGCCCCTGCGCACCATCACCGGCTCCGGGTCCGGTACGGCGCGCTCGGCTGGCGCTTCCACCCGCTCGAACCACCCCGTGCCCAGCAGGCGATCCGCCATGTCCCGCTCCACCTCTGCGACGTTCGGTCCCCCGCGACCCGAGGTGCGCAGGAACGCCGTCTTGCCACAGACGTACTTGCCAGGGCCCACGCCCGCTCGCAGCTTCAAGAACACGCCCATCTCACCCTCCATCCATCGCGGTAGCGCTGCCCCCCGCCGACCCATGCCGGCGGGGGTCACTGCGCCCGCTCTTCGGCTACGCCAGCCGCACGACGTCGACGGCCACGAACAGCCGCCCCGTCGTCGGGACGGTCCCCACCGACTGGTAGTCGACGTACACCTCGGTCTCGGCGGTGATGTGGTACGGACCCACCGCCGCCTGCACCGTGGCCGCCGCTTCGTTGATGTCGCCGCCAGCCAGGTACGCGGTCAGCGCACCCAACTTGCCCACCGTGATCGTGTCGCTCGTGCCCGAGTTGAACACCTCGGTCAAGAACGGCCGGAACGTCGCCAGGCAGTTCGCCGGCAGCTTCAGCCCCGTCGCCTCGCCCAGCACGTCGGTGTCGGCGTCTTCGAACCCGATCTCGATCACGGCCGTCTTCGGCGATCCGGGAGTCCCGAAGTCCGGGAGTACGTTCAGCCTCATGAAATCCTCCTGCCCTCGCGGGCGTCAAGTCGTCAGGTCGTCAGCACTCGCACCGCACGCCCCTGGCTACACCAGGGTGATGCCCGTCACCAGCACGCACGCTTCCGGCCAGTACACGACGGGGTCGTAGTCGCCGATCAGGAAGCTGAAGCGCTTGTCCTCGCTGGCCGCCGTCACGCCATCGCTCGTGCGCCGCAACTTCATGTTGCGGTTGTAGATCATCGCGAGCTGCGCCGGGTCCACGAGCAGCAACTGGTCCACGGGCATCGACGCCTCGCGAATGTACTTCACGCCCTTGATCGTCTCGTTCTCGATCGTGTTGTTCATCGTGGCCAGGTCGCCCATGCTCGACGGCACGTCCGAGAGCACGTCGATGAACGTGTTCAGCAGGGTCGGGTTGTGGATCCAGATGTACTTGTCCAGCCGCGACTGCCATGTGTTCGGCAGCGCGTTGATGGCCGCCGTGTAGATGTGCTTACCGATGGCCGTGCCACCCGCGAGCGCCGTCGCGTCCACGACGTTGCCGCCGAGGTTCGCGATCTTGTACAACCAGCCGTTCACGACCTTCAGGAAGTCGTAGTCGGGATCGCTGGGGTCCGTCGCCGTCTCGCCGTTCAGGCCCAGGTCGATGAGGTCCAGGCCGAAGGTGTTCATGAACCCTTCGAGCTCCGAAGCCTCGTAGTCCTCGCCCTCGACGCCGTAGAGGAAGACCTCTTCGGTGGTGTCCCAGGCCAGGCGGACCTTCTTGCACGCGAAGTCGATGTGCGAGACGTCGGGCTTCACGTAGCTGCCGGGTGCCACGCCCTCACCGGCGCCGCGCAGGAGCCGCGAGCCGAACTGCCGGCGGGGCAGCGTGCCGCTCTTGGCGCCGACCTGCTTCCAGTTGACCAGCCCGCCGAGCTTGCCGGCCTCCTGCATGACCGTGATGAACGCCTTCACCTCTTCGGCCTTCAGCCCGCCCTGCGCGCTGAAGTCGTCGGTGGTTCCGGTGCCCGTTCCGCGTACGGCCGCAGCGATCACGCGCTTGGCCTCCAGCATCTCTTCCCGCGTCCTCATGTGGTCCTCCTCAGGTTGCCAAGTTCACGCGGCCACGGGCCGCACGATCCCATTACCTACCGGCGGCAGAACCGACCGAAGTCGGCGCCGCGAATCACTGCCTTCTTCTCCTCGCGAGTCTGGGGCGTACCATCCTCGGCTTCCGCCCGACGGCTCTCGGGAGTCGCCAGCCCCAGGTCTTCCATGATGTCGTCGAGGTCTTCCCGCAGCTTCGTGAGCACCTCGCCCGTGGGCATGGCGTCCATGCGGGCCACCAACTCGTCGAGGCGGGTGGAGAAGCCTTCGACCTTGGCCACGCGCTCGACCAGCCCCGCGAGATCGCCGCGAACGGCGGCCAGGGGGTCGGCGGGAATGGCGGGGTCTGCCACAGGTGCGGGAGCGTCGGTTGCCGCGGGGCCCGCAGACTCTTCCACGATGTCGGTGGCGTCCGCGATCACCTCGTCCAGCAGGCGCTTGGCCTGGTCGATCTTGTCCAAGCGAGCCTTGGCGATCTTCTTGCCCACGCGCTCGGCCAGCGTGTAGCGGGCTTCGAGCATGGCCTTCGCCAGCGTGGTCTTCGCGTCGGCGTCCCGGAGCCCGTCCAGCATCGACAACTGCTCCAGAACGAACGCCTTGCACTCGTCGAAGGCCACGCCCACGTCTTCGGTGGTGTACTCGCCGTCCCAACTCCACAGGTGGTCGGCCAGAAAGTCTTCGAGCGCGTACATCGCCAGCCACAGCCGGTTCATCGGCTCCGCGGTCACGAGCTTCTCGTTGACCTCGTCCATGAACTTCCCGCGAGCGGCGGGGGCCGGCGCTTCGTCGGTGACCACGGGAGCAGCGGGCTCCTCCGCCGGGGCGGGAGCGACGCCACGGTCAGCGCTGCCTTCCCACGGGGCGGCCTTGCCCATCTTCGCGTAGTACTTCCCGAGGTGCGCCTGGCACGTGGCCTGGTCTTCCTCGCTGATCTCGGTCTGATTCAGCCGCCCGGCAGCCGCGGAGATACCCGCGGGCACCGCCAGCAACTCGCCGTCGACCACGTCGGCCACGCCGAGCTTGTACGAGCCGAAGTTCTCGGGCGCCGCCTCGTCGACCCACAGGAAGCCTCGCGTGTAGGCCTCCCAGTCCATCTTGTCGGCGTCGCCGCTGCCGTCGTCGCTGCACAACTCGCGCAGCCGCTGGTCTGCCGCAGCGCCATCCCAGGCGGTATCGTCGGGGGCGATCGGCAGGTCCTGGAACGCCACGCAGGTCCGCTTGGCCGCGGGGACGGCTTCGGGGGTCTCGGTGGTGGCGGGGGTCTCGGCGGCGGACCGCGCCGAAGCCGTGGCCTCGCCTGCCTCGTCGTCGATCACGAACACGTCCATCGACTCGAACGCAGCCATCACCGCGATGCTGTAGCTGTTCAACTCACCGCTGTCGACCCGCGCCCACACCGCGTCGTCGTTGACCTTCACGCAGAGCTTCCACATCCCCACGTGCGGGTAGTCCTCGGTCGTCTCGCCCTCGCGGATGATCGTGCTCTCGACCGGCACGGCCCCAACCGCCTTGAACGAGTGCATCACGTCGACGCCCCGGGAAACCTCCATGTACGTGTGCGCCAGGGTCTCCAGGGTCGCGGAGTCCATGAAGGTGCCGTACGTGTCGACCTTCTCGTCGAGTTCCGCCCGGGTGATGTCCGCGCCGGCCTGCACGTCGAGGGGCGGGCAGTAGGCGGACCCGTAGACGGTGCGCTTCTCGCGATCGATGCGCACGATCGGCATGACCAGCCGCCGCGCCGACCGCTCGACACCACCGACGTTGACCACGCCCATCTTGCCGTCACGCAGGAACGCGATCGCCTCGGCAACCCCCGGCTCGTCCGAGCGGTAGACCACGCCGGCCATGCCCTCGGCGTGCGTCAGGTCTTCCGAGCGGAGCACGTCGGTGAAGTAGCGCTTGCTGGCGGGGTTCGACACGAGGCTGACGAACATGGGGGACACGTCGACGAACTTCGCGATCGTGCGCTTCGTCTTCTTCGACACGGAATACCCCCGGTTGGTTCGCCACGCGGTCTCATCTATGCGTCGAGCGTCCGACAAGCGGAGGCGTCGCTGGTGTGATTGCGGTGCGGTTGGCTGGCTGACGGATGTTAGTCAGACGAAACGATCGGGTTGGTCAGTCGACGGGCTCAACTGAGCACCTGCAAGCAGCATGTCCGGGACACGAAATCCCCAACTCCTGGATCGCCCTCCCGTCGTCGGCCTTCCCAGGCGTCAACGCGTTGAACTGCGCCGTCACGTCGTGCTTCACCTTCGCCGAGTCAGTCGTGTAGAACCACGTCTCCTTCTCGCCGTCGGCGTTCTCACGTACCCCCGTCCCCACCCACGGGTTCAGGTCGATGTACTCCTCCGGACTGGGGTCCGCGTCAACGATCGCCCGGTGCTGGTCGACCGCAGTGGCCACCGAGAACACCGTGCCGTCTAAGTCCGCGCAAACAGGACATTGGCGCTCATCTCCAGCACTTAGCCAGGTCGACTTAGCGACCCCCTGCTCCACCATCGATTCGTACGCGCTCCACGTCCGCGAGCGGTTCAGGTTCGCAGCCGCCAGCACCTCCCAATACCCGTACCCCGCCACCTGGTTCTGCAACGCCGCTTCCATCACGCTCGCCAACTCGACGCGCCCCCAGCCCTCCTTGAGCGCATGTGCCGAGATCGTCTTGACCCGCGCCGTCACGTCGTCGGCAAAGTGCTTCTTCACCCAGACCGCGGGGTCCTTCTTCATCCACGCGATCGCCTTCTTGTCGACCAGCGAGAAGTCGACGCCGATGGTACCCTTGATGGTCCTGACGTTCTCGTACACCCGCGCCGCGTGCTCGCCCACCGTGGGAGCCAAGCCCGTCGAGAACATCTCCGACGCCTTCAGCAGCATGGCCTCGGTGTCGTTAGCGATCCCCTTGATCTCGCGCGGCGTCAACTCACCGTCGAGCGCCTTCAGTTCGCTCAGTTCCTTCATGATCTCGTCGATGAGGTCGCTCCCCATCTTCGTGACCTGCGGCTCCAGTTCCTCAGCGAGCAGCGCCTCGCGCTCCAGTAGCCATTCCAGTGTGTACGGGTCCGCCTCGCGCATCTGCCCCGTGAGCAGCCTCAGCCCCGTCGTGAGCCGGCGGACACGCGTGGCCTCACCCAGCGACAGCGTGTGCATGTCGCCACAGCCGCAGCCCCACCACGCCCCATGCTCGCCGCAGCCGCAGACGTGCTCAGCCACGGACCGCCTCCCGCTCCGTCGAGGTCATACGCTCCCACTTCCGACCCGCTTCGGTCAGACCCGCGATCACCAACTCCGCCACCTCGTTGGCCGCCGTGGCCTTCGCCGTACCCGAGAACAGCGCCTGCGTCTGCTCCAACTTCTTCAACGTCAGCGCGAACGCCTGCTCCCCCTCGGGGCCCTCGACCTGCGGGATGTCGTAGCCCAGTTGATCGCCGATCACCTGGCCCCACACGTTCGGGTTCCCAGCGCCAGCCGCGACACCCGCGTTGACCAGCGCCGCGATCTCCGCCATCTGCCCGCTCTTCACGCCCTTCGACTCATACAGCCACGACGACACGCCGATCTGCGGGAACACCCGTAGGTTCATGAACGAGTCGAACCGCCCCCTCTCCGGCGCGCAGACCTGGTCCTCGAACATCGTCATGCTCACGTAGGCAGTGGCGTAGGAATAATCATCGGAGTGCCCCATCAGCAGGGGCGGGACCCGCCAGACGCCCCGGATGATCTTGTGCTGCGCCGCGATATACTTCAGGAACAACGCGTCCTCGCGAATCAGCTCCGCCAGCGGCTTGATCTCGATCTTCACCTGCCCCGCCGGGCTCCCGGGCTCCATCGCGTCCATGCCCGGCTTGTCGAACGGCTTGGCCTCCAGCACCAGCACCGCGCCGATCTTGCCCCGCACCTCGTCGAAGCGCTCCATCACTGCCTGGTTCGCCTCGCCCGTCAGCACGCCGCCCGAGACCAGAACCACCATCGCCGGGATGCCGTTGTTAAACAAATACTCGTAATTCCCCCGCTCGCTCTCGACCAGGCCCCCGATGGCGTAGTGCGCCGCCGCGAACTTCGGAATGCCGTACGCCGAGCGGCCGTTGAAGAACCCCGTCATCCAGATCTCGGTCGCCCGCTCTGCCGCAGACGTGCCCTCGTCGTACTTCCCCGTCAGCGCGTTCAGCGTCCGGGGGTCGTCCATCTCCTTGAAGTACCGCAACTCGCTGGCCCCAGGCTTGATCTGCGCGAACTTGCGGAACGTCCGCAGCACCTTGCGCTCGGTCCACTCCCCGTCGACCAGCACCCACCGGGTAGCGTCGATTGGCTTCGCCGCGTCTTCGTCCGGCACGCAGATCCGCGTACGGTACGAGGGCGCGTGCAGGAAGTAGTACGGACGCCTCTTGGAACCAGCGTCGGCCTGGCCGTCGTCACCCGCCGCACGCTTCCGCGCACGGGCCATGCTCGCCGTCTCCCGGAGCACCTCGATGTACCCCGACCCCGTCAGCGTCAGGTCGTCGCGCACGAAGCCTCGCAGGCTCTCCACGCCGTCTTCCGTGCACGACTCCAATAGGTCCGTCGCTACGTCCCACTCAGCCACAACCAGGGGGTCTTCCTCGTCGATTTCCTCGTGCCGCTTCCGCAGCCCTGCGCCCTGCTGCTCGATGTTGATCCGCAGCGCGTCGACGATCGGCGGCATGATGTCCACCGTCTCGTTCAGCGCCGAGAAGTGGTCCGGGCTCCACGGCGGCTCGAGGATCTTGCCCTTCGAGTACGACTGCTTGAACGGGTCGGTCTGCTGGCTCCGGTCGCTATCCCCTCCGCGCTTCTTCGTGCCGTAGGACCGCGCGCTCAGCACCAGTCGCTGCTTCTCGTCCATGGTCGTCTCCTCATGCGTCGGCTCGCGACGGGCGCACGCCCACTGACGGCCGCTGCGTTTTCATCTCCCCACGGTCCACACCAGCACCAGAAGCGCCAGAAGCCCCGCGAGACCCCCGCGCGAACAGGAACCGCTCGTACCGCGCCACCAGGCACTCCGCGATCCAACTCGCCAGCACGATGTCGTCGTGACTCTCCACCCCGTAGCCCACGAACTCGTTCTCCACAAGCTGGGCAACCTGCCGGCTGTAGAGGTCCCCCGTGGGAATCCGCCACTTGCCATTCTCCAAAAGTCCGACCAACTTGAACACGCCGTCGTCGGGGTCCGCCTTGTTCTTCCCCGTGGTGTGCCCCACCAGGGGAAGCGCCGTAGTGGCCCGCAGCTTCAGTTCGTGCAGCCGCCCGAAGGCGTTCCGCTCGACAGCTACGAACCGAACCTGCCCGCCCCCGCCAAAGCGCGCGCACTCCAGCTTGATGGCCCCCGTCACCTGAGAAGGCAGCACCCCACGGTCCCGGTAGAACCCCAGCAACCAGCGCTCCTCCGTCGAGGGGTCGTAGCCGATCGTGAGCCCAACCATGAAGTCGCTGTCGTCGCGCTCCGCCTTCTCCTTCGAGTCCACCAACGACAGGTCCCACGCCTGTAGGATGTGCAGGTGCGCCAGCGCCGGGTGAGGCCGGTACTCCGCACCCGGGGGGCTCAGCGTGTACTTCGGCTCGTAGCAGCCCGGAAGCACGATCCCCGGCAGGCTCTCGACCGTGCCCCCGGTGAAGTAGGCGCGCTTGAAGACCGTCTTGGCGTCGTCCATCATGCGGTTCTGCGACTCCCGCATGAACGTCAGGCTCGATTCCTTGTACTCCAGGAGCAGGTTTTCGAGGGACCACCGCTCAGGCCACAGGGGCTCCGTGCGCTCCCCGACGACCTGCACCCCGTAGGTCACGACGCGCCCGCCCTCGCCCTTGCGCGTGAGGTACTTCCACTCCCCCCGACTCAGCCACGACTCGTCAGGGATGGCACGATCGGTCACGACCTCGAAGCGCCCGTCGCCTGCGATGATGCGCCCGTAGAGGTCGTCCGCGTGCTTCCTGGTCCCGATCACGATGACCTTGGTCCACGGCTCGACGAGCTTCAGCACCGTACCCTGAAACCACTGCCACACCGAATCGCGGTTGGACTGGCTCCGCGCGTCGTTCAGCTCGATGGGGTCGTCGAGGATGATGAGGTCGAAGTGCCCGCCCGTGATGGCCCCGCCCACGCCTACTGACTCCATCGTGGCGTCGCGAGAGGACTTGCGCCCGGTCACGTAGAACTGCGTCGAACTCCACCGCTCCGTGCTCGCGGCCTTCGGTCTGCCGGGCCTGCGGACCCGGTCGTCGGGCACAACCCGCGGCGCAAACCCGCCGAAGTCTTCGAGGATCTTGCTGTTGCCTTCGAGGTCCCTGCGGACCTGGTCAACGCGCTTCCTCGACTCGTCCTTCGTCTTCGAGATCACCAGCACGCGCACGCTTCGATCGGAGCAGATCCGCGACTCCGCGAACACCCGGACCAACGCCTCCGTCTTGCCGTGGTCACGAGGGGCCAGGAGCAAGAGCCGCTTGTGCCGCATGAAGAGGCTGTACCAGCGGGCCTGGTGCATCGCGCAGTCCAAGCCCAGGTAGTACGTCGCGAAGAACGCAGGCGAGACCTCGACCATCTTGCAGCGCCCGGCTGCCTCGCCCGCCAGGTCCAGGGGCGTCACTTCCTCACGCGCGTGCCGGCTGGCGAGCGTCATCAGGCCCCCGAAGCTGAAAAACACCCGATCGCGCACTGCCGCTCTACAGGCGGCCCGAGTCTGGTTTGCTCACCGCGTGGAGACCGCCGATCCGTCATCCGTCCACTTCGACTTCAGAGCCCTCGGGGAGCATCAGCCGGACCTTGCGCTTGGCCGTCATCGCCATCGCGAGCTGCAGCCCAGCGTTCGCCAGGTCCTCAGCCGTCAGCAGCCGCAGCACCGTAGGCTCCGTGCGCTGCTCCTGAATCTCGATGCGCTGCGTGGGCTGGCCCATGAGGATGCGCTGCCGGTCGGTCGCCTCGCAGTATACGCTGTAGAGCGCCTTGATGTCCTGAGGGGTCAGATCCTTGCGAAACTTCAACGGCACGATCAACTGGCCGTTCCCATCCGTCTGGTACATCGCGACCATGATCGCCGACTCGGCGGCCTTGTGCCCGCGAAGGTGCCGGTTCTCCATCTGCGCCAACTCGGCACCGAACGAAGCCACGGCCCGCTTCTTGGCTTCCTCTTCGATCGCCACCTGTGCCCGGTCGCGTTCCTTCACCCAGTCGCCCGTAACGGTCGTATTGCCCGCCTTCGCCACCTGACCCAGCCGGCTGATCTGGATGTTGTGCCGCTCCGAGATCTGCCGCAGGTTCGGATACACCCGCTCCCCGGAGTCGTTGACGTAGCCGTAGACGTACTCACGCTTGGCCAGAGCCCAGGGCTTGTCGCTCTTCCGGTGGAACATCTTGGCGCGTTTCTTCTTGGGGGCCGGCTCGTCTGCTGGCATGGAACCGTGACCGTTGCCCTTCGAATCCCCGCCGTTTGTCGTCACGCTGACCCCTCCGCAGACAACAAAAAACCGCTGATCGCTCGGCACAAGTACCCAAACTGTATAGGCGACTGGCAGTGAGGCGTCAAGCCCAGCGATCACGCAGGAGGTAGCGCAGCGTCTATCATTGCCAGCGAAGCATCGCCAGCCCGTGCCACGTCCTCAAAAACGAGCCTCTGAATCTTGGAGCCTGCCCACGCCGCATTTTCGGGGAGCTTGGCGTCCTCAATCCGACACCGCGATACGTAAATGGCGGCCAGTTGGGTAGCGAGCGTTCGACGGATCTTGATGGGTAGGTCGGTGGCGTCCGTTGGGCACCGGAAGCTTTCGAGCACGGCCGCCTCGGTGGGAGGTATACCCTCTCGCCCAACCCACGCCGTCACGCGGTCGACGACCCTGCACACCATCTCCGACGTGACGTAGGAGTGCAGCCCGAACCGCTTGCCGAGTTGCACCCATGACGTGTGCCCCCCCGCGACCATCTCCAACAACACGAGCGCCTGGTGCGAGGTCATCGTGTTAGCAACTCTTGCCAACGACACCAGCCCGTCTTCAAGCGTGGTCCTCCCGACAGCGCAGGCGCAGGACTCCCGCCGGAGCGTGGTGAAGATGTCACCCAAGCGGGTCTTGGCTCGCTTGAAGTGGTTCCCGGTGGTCGTCCGAAGCACGCCCCTGCCTCGGGAGAGGTCGGCTTGCCTGCGATCGTCCAAGAGCGCGTCGACCACCTCGCGCTGCTTCTCCGAGAGCACGCCTGCGAGGTGGGGCAGGACGGCGAGGTACGGTGCGATGGACGCTGCGTTGTTCTGCCGATCGCGGAAGTCCTCGGAGGACTCGTGCCACGCCCCTGACGCCTCGGTACGCCAGGAGCCGTCTTCCTCGCTCACCTCGTCGAAGATCGGGGTCTGCTTGTCGTCGATGGCCAGGGCTGCGTCGAGACCGTAGGTGCAGGTCCCTGGCTGGCGATCGCAGGGTAGCGGGATCTCTGGCTGAGGGACGGTGCCGCGGGGCGTGCCAGGTGCTGCGTGCTCGCAGGCGCAGCAGCCTCGGCGGTGGACGCGTTCTGCGGGAGTCACCGGCACGTCTCACCTCTCGCCAATCAAGCGGGGTGCGCGTGGGATCGAGCCACGGGCACGTCGGGGGTACGCGCCGACCGTCCGCACCCCGTGGGGCTACTCGCCCAGCTTCACCGTGGCGTACCCACCGGGCACGTCGAGGATGGAGCACGCCACCTCGGGCGAGACGGCGTTGACCGCGCGCATGGCGACCCAGGCGGACGCCAGCCCGAACAACGCGATCTCTGCGCCGTCACCCGTCAACACCTTGAACGGCTTGCAGCCCGGGAGCGTCACCGTCAACTCCTCGTCGTGCCACGTGCCCGTCGCGCCGTTGGAGCACGTGAACTTGCCGTCGCTGTAGCCGATCGAACCACAGCGTCAGCGCCTTCGTTCGTCGACGCGCTGATCCTCCGCTTCGTCTGCCAGTTCACGCAGAACCGCCTCGCACAGCATATCGACGGCCATCTGCTGCTCCTCGACGGGCATGCTCTCGACGAACTCCGCGTCCGCCACGCGCTCGTCGCGGCCTTCCACCACATGCGGTTCTCCGAACGTCACCTCGAAGAACACGCCGCACAGCGGGCACTTCGTCTCGGTTGTTCGCTTCATCGATCAGCCCTCCTCCACTGTGTGCTTCGAGATCCATGCATCGACGTCAGCCTCGTAGAAAAGCCACGTCGTGTTGCCACCTTCGTTCGCGGGGGGCAGCCGAACGTGCCTCGGGCCCTTCCCCGCCTTGCAGAGATTGATCACGGTGTTCGTCGCCACGCCGAGTCGCTTTCCAATCTCGCGAGCATGGATACGATGACCTCGATTCTCCGCCACGTCGCCCATCGTCACCTCCAACCAAGCGCCAGGCATCACGCCGGTCGCGTGTCTCTAGTCGGTCCTGCCTTCGATGATGGCCGCCACCCCGTCACGCGTCTCCTGGTCGACGGCCTGCCCGCTCAGGCGCTCGGTCAGGTAGCGCAGAGCCGCCTCGACCCTGGTGCGGGGCACGGGCTGGTCGGTGCACGGCTCCTGGTCGACACCGAAGCGCGTCCAGCCCGCTGCGTCCAGGTGCGCGCAGGCCTCGGCGGGCGTCATGCGCTGCAACTCGCCGCGCAGCTCGTACCATTGGTCCGGCGTCCAGTCGAGCGGCCCGCCGTTGAAACCGACCTTCGAGCCGTCATCGAGCCGGATCGCGAACGTCGCGTTGCATGTCAGGTTCATCGTCACGCGCCTCGCCATGGTCACCTCCTACGCCACGCACCAGTCGTCGGCCAGCAAGTCGGCTTGGCTGCACAGCCAACCCGGTTGCCACTGCTTCGTCGCCGTCCACATCGCGATGTACGGCTGCGAGTCGAGCGGTGTGTCGGCCCCGATGTGCTTGGCCGTGCGGTCGTTCACGCGGGGGCCTGGCTCCTGCGTGTTGAACGACGGCAGCTTCAGCGACGGCATGAGCACGATCCACATGCCCTTGCCGTTCCAGCCCAGGCGGGCCACCTTGGCGCCAGTCTTGAGCCGGCGCAGCGCTTCCGAGAAGTCGAAGGTCTCTGGCATCGCATCCTCCACCATCAGCCCCGGGCGGTATGCCCGGTGGCGTTCGTCCTACGCTTCCGCATCTCGCGGTTCACCCGCGCTCTCCACCTGTCCCACACCACAACCGCCAGGATCGGCGCAACCGCCACGCCAGCGATCACCCCAGCCACGACCAGCCCCACTGCCTCGCTTGCCACGTACCAAGCAGCCTCGACGACTGCGGTAGCCACCTCGCCAGCCATGGAGCGATCGCCGTAGTGCGCCATGGTCAACCGATCTCCTGGCCACCGAGAGACGACGTTGCGGTGCTGCCGTAGCCCTTGCCCACGTTGTCGCGCTTCCACGTCTTCAGCGAGCCGGGCCCCGTCCCATTCTCGAACCACAGCGCGTCGGATTCCAGCACCTCGCCGTCCGCGTTCGCACGCACCCAGCCCTCCGCGACGATCGCCCGCAACTGCCGCATCGTGAGCCCCCAGCGCATGACGAGCGCCAGCGCGGTCACCGTGGGGCCCTCGGGGAAGGGCTCTACGGGATCGCAGTCGTTGGTGGCCTTCTGGCGGTGCACGGGGGAGCGCTTTGCCTTTCGCTCTGCCAGCAGCATGTCGATGTCGTTGGCCACCGGATCGGACGTTTCAGCAACCACGCTCTGCTGGCCGTTGTGGTCTGGTTCGTCCACCGGCGGGAGACTCGCAGTGACGACGGGTCCAGGGATCGCAGGTACGAGCGTCGGCGCAGGTGCCGATTCGACCACGGGAACGCGCCCCGCCAGCCGCTCGTTCCTCTCCACCTTCGCCCGCTCCATCGCCGTCTTCAGCAGCCCGCGCCACGCGTCACCCTCGCGCACCGCGTCCACCGAGGCCTTGTCGATGCGCCAATAGCCGCCCGTCTTCGTGGCGATCTTCGTCCCCGTGATCACCCCGTTCTGGAGCATCAGCGTGACGTACGCTCGCGAGCAGCCCAGCAACTCAGCCACGTCGATGGCGCTCATGGTGCCAGCGGTCTGCGTGGGCTCGGTGGCCGGCGCATGCGGATCGACGACAGCGCCCCTCCGCTTCGACGCTTCCACCTCGCGCAATGCCACCGACAGCCGTTCGTTCCACGTGAACCGCACAGCCTCCACCGACTCGCGCGAGAACATCGTGCAGCCCATCCGCCCGTTGCGGTCGCTGCGCTTGATGATCCCGTGCTTGCGAAGCTGCGCGATGTACTCACCAGCGCAGCCCAGGCGACGGCACACCTCGTCAGCGGTCATGCCCTTGGGATCGGGCTCACGTGGCGGCTCAGGAGGCATCGGCGGACCGTTGTGCGAGAAGACCATCGGCGGCTCAGCAGGCGGCGTGACCGTCAGCGTCGACGGCACCTCCGCGACCTCGCGCTGCACCGTTGGCACCGAGACCACCCGATTCTCTTCGAGGATGTCGGCGCACACGTCCAACACGTCAGCATCTCTCCGAAGCCTCTGCGCCTTGTCGCGCAGGTACGCGATCGTCTCTATCGTCGGCCGTCGTCGCAGTTCCATTGATCCCCCCGTCTCAGGCTTCGCCACCCATCATCCGCAGTAGCCACCCCACGCGCTCTATCGTCGCACGCACCCGGCGCTCGTGCAAGCGGCACCCTGGCTTGCCACTCTTGGCACCCGCCGTCGAGCACGAGTAGCAGCGCCATGGGTGAGCCGGTAGCGCCTCGTGGCACTCCGCGAGCTTCGCTGCTCCCTGGCGAGCGTTGACCACCAGGTCTGCGCTGGCCCGTCGACCGCACGTCTGCATCATGCCCCGGCACCCTTCTGTGCTCACGACCTCCGGCTTGAACCGCGACTCGACCCAAGCTGTGGCCACACACTCCACCGGATGCACCCCCACCGCCTCGCACTCGCGAGCCACGATCGCGCCACGGTACAACCGCTGGGGTAGCGACGGCGCGCCGGGCTCGTAGAGGAGAAGCGAGAGGAGCAGCGCGGCGGTCATCGTCACTTCCTCCGCAGCCGCGATACGAACGCGGCGTAGTCATCGTCCGATCGGTTCGACAGATTCGACCGGCGCCAGTAGTGCGCGGTCCCGTCTCCGAAGTACCGCCAGCCCATGTCGCGATCCTTCGACCCAGCCTTGCCACGTACCTTGTCCCTCGGGTCGTCCACGTGCCCAGGGTCGGTGGCGTCCAGAAGTGCCTCGTGGGCCTTCCGCCGTAGCTGGCGAGACGTGACCCGCTTCCCGTCGTCGGGGTGCGCTCCCGTGGCGTTGGCGTGGACGGCGACGCGCTTGCGCGAACGGCTCATGGCTTGACCTCGTAGCTGTCAAGCCACTGCTTCGACGTCCATGCGTGCGAGCTACCCGTCTCGGCAAGCAGCCACCTACGCGCCGCACGTTCCGCGTGCTTCCCGTAAAAGCACCGCTGGCGACCATCCGGTAGGCTGGCTCTGTAGCCGGGTCGCCACCCTTGCCCGTAGTGGACGTCGAGTAGTGGAACACGTCGCGCGGTGGTCATGGCTTCCTCGGTGGCGGCGGGGGAGGCGACGGACGGTTGCCAGGCGCCGGCCCGTTCCTTCCCATCCACAGCGGCCACTTCCACCGGCCACGAAGATTCGGCTCCGGCTCGTCGCACTCACGCTTCACCGTGTTCGGCGGGCCAGCGGGCTTCGTCCCCATGTGCAGATCGATGTTCGCGAGCGTCTGGTCGCCGTGGTACAAGTGGCGCGTCCGCTCCAGATGTGCCATGCACCGGTCAACGTCGGCCAGCACCTCGTCGAGCTTCCGCTTCTGCTCTGGCGTCATGATCCGTCGTTCGCCCTCCAACACCCCCAGCAGCGCGTCCGCCACCGCCAGGTCGCGCGCCGGTAGCAGCGCGGGGTCGTGGACGTTCACCCGAAGCGTCAGCGCGGCGGTGTAGCGGGACACCAAGGCGTTCCATTCGTCGCGGGTCATGGTGTCACCTCGATTCGCCTCTTTCCTGCGTCTGTCAGCGTGAATCTACCCATGCACCCGCAACCGCACCCGTCGACCCACCCTCGCCGTATCAGCGCGTTCATCTTCGCCAGCGCCACCTTCAGCGGCGTCCCCGTTGGCATCGCGTGCAGCACGCTGTTGTCGTAGACCGGTTCGCTGTACGTGGCCGTCGCGTGCTCAGTGATGAACATCAGCACGGGGTCGTCTGGTACGTGCTTCGCCTGCATCCCCTTGGCGTTGCTCATGCTCGCACCGACTTCCGTACGGAATGCCTGCGAACCCACTCGTCGCTCTGCACGCGACGCAGCTTCATCAACGCTTCGATCCCCACGTGGCGCAAGAGCACCGCCACAACGCGGATCGGCAGGAACGCCAGCGGCCACGCGTCGGTCAGCGCCATGAGCCCGTCGCCAGCCCGCCACGCTCCACCCGCCGTGCGGATGGCTTCCACGCGGCCGGAGCTCGCTTCGTCCCACCCGCACACGTACCGCAGGTCGAGAAAGTCCTTCCTCACGCCGCACCTCCCGCTTCCGCTGGTCCCACGCTCCCCACCAGCCACGCAAGCTCGCCGCGCATCCCACGCCCGATCGCCACCCGCACCGCCGCTCGCGTGAACGCCCCGCGCAGCATCGCCTCCCTCGCCCGCTCGTGCGCCGGCTCCCCTGCCGCCCCCGTCACGACGAACTCGAGGCCCACCCCGCAGCGCGTGCAGACCGCCGCGTACCGGTGGCCGTAACTCGTGCGCCCCTGGTCGAACACACGCAGGGGCCCGTGGCAGTGCTGGCACGTCGCAAGCGTCGAGACCGTGGCGGGGGTGACGGGAGCGTCAGCAGTCATCATCCCGCCCCCTCGACGACGCCCCGAGCGCCGGCCTCGTCCGCGCACGGCACGAGTTGCTGCCACCCGTCGCGGGGCACGCAGGCGGTCACCAGCGGGTCGCCCTGGCTGTCGGTGCCGTAGGTGACGCTGCCGAGTACGCGCCCGGCAAGGAGGCACACCTGGCCTCCGAGGGTCGGGAACCACTGCTCGGTCATGCTCCCCCCTCCATCTCCCGCACTGCCCTCAGAGCCGCGCGCTTGGCCTCGGCCAGCGTCGGGGCGCACCCGCTGACCGTCGGCAGGTCGGCGACGCACGCGCGCCACTCGTAGCCAGCCTCGGTGCGGTCCTCGACGTAGCAGGCGCGGTGCCAGCACGCCCACGACGTGCCGATCTGCTTGCCTTCCCACCCCGTCGACCACCAGCCTGGGCAGTGCTCGCCCTCGTCGTTGGTGCCCGGCGGGGTGAACGGCCACGAGCGTTCGCGCGTCACGGGCGCCAGGGGCTTCGACTTGGCTTCCACGGCCTCACCTCCTAAAACGGCGTGTGCTTGTCGCTGCCGCTCGTGCGGTAGCGAATGTGACTCGTGTCGCAGTGCGGTCGCAGCGGCTCGCCAGCGACGAAGGGCGGGCACGGGGGCACCGCCGGCGTAGGCGCCGGCCTCGCGACGAGTGCCTCCAGCGCAGCGGCGATGCGCTCTGCCGCGTCCGCGATCCTGCCCAGGTCGCGCATCGCCTGCTTCTCTGCGGCCCTGCACTCCACTCCGTCATCGTACCCCATTTCCCACCTCCTCCGCGAGGGCCATGGCCGCCCGGCGACTCCGCCGATAGCCGACCACGCGCCCGTTTACGTACGCCGCCCACCTCGGCGGCTGGTAGCACACGTCGAGGCACCGCCACGGGGAGCCTTCCTCGTCGAGCAGGTGGCGCTCGGCGGTGTGCGGTCCGGTGACGCGCCAGGGCTCCCACGTCAGCGTGTAGGTGTGCGAGGTGGCCACGGTGCAGGGGAGGGTCATCGCGTCAGCCTCCGATACGCTTCGGCCATGCACTGCGGCACCTGGGCGTCACCGAGCGCCGAGATGCGCTTGCGAGTGGCGTTCATCTTCGGAGCCCATCTTGCGGCTCGACGCGAACCAAATCGAACTCGTATCGTGTCCCCTTGCGTGGGACTTTCGTCAGCAGGGCGTCGCCGTACTTCCTGAACCGCTGCCAGTGCATTTCGCACATGCCGTGGCGTCGCGATGGCATCTCGCAAAACTGGCACGGGGCCGCGTGCTTCACTTTCAGGTCATCGGTACGCCAGTGCTCTTTCGTATGGCACCTGACGCACAGCGTTTCGTGGTTGCTCTGTTCGTTGTTGAACGGGTTGCGGTCCTTGTGGTGGAGAGACAGGCGCTCAATGCCGCCACAACGTTCACACGCAGGTTTTCGCAGTGCCTTATCTTCCCAAAGCCTGCGCTGTAGCGTCTGACGCGAAGGGTTTTGAACCTTGCACCCGGCGCCACGGCACGCAATGCTGCAATACTTCCTGCGAGCGAAGCAGGCGTTGTCTTCAAGCTGCTGCGCCTTGCCAAACTTCTTGCGGTGCATTACGGCGCCGCACGCCTGGCACATCTTGAGCGGGTCTACGGTTCGCTTGCGTCCCATGGTATCCCATGCAGCGGTTATGCTTGAATCATACTGTCGCATGGGATACAACGCAACACCTATCGGCAGAGCAGGCGGTAGGCTTCCGCCATACATTGAGGGACTTGCCCGTCACCAAGGGCTGAAATTCGTTTCCTCGTCAGACCCTTCGTCGGAACGTCAAGCGGCGACCACGGCCAATCCGTGAAGCTGTCCCGTGTGGTACGCCAGAGGTTTTCGACGAACGCGGGCCACCCGTCGAGATCAACGGGCTTCGTTGGGTCGGTCCAATTTGTAGGCCAGCCCATATAATTTTCCGTCCAAACGCCCGAAAGCGAAAGGCCATGCGCACCGTTCGACGCCACGCCTCGCAAGCGGTAGGACTCCGCGTCACCGACGCACGACACCTCGCGATCCTTCACGGTCGGCGTCGGGTGCAACGCCTTCCCCGCCTGTTCGCACAGCGGCCGCGCGTTCTTGCCGAACACCTCGTCGGACACCAGCGGCGAGCGGTAGTCTGCGGCTCGCTGCGTGGCGTGCAGGGCGATCTCCGCTGGCAGGCTCGACGCGCGACCGCCACGAGCGAGGCAACCAGCGCCGGGCGCGCCCTTGTCGTCGCGTGCCTGGGGGGTGGCGTTCCTCACCGCGCTCCAAAGCGTGTCGTTGGCGCCACGGTGCGGCCCGGTCTTCTCGCTGTCTTCGGCGCGGGGGGTCGGGTGGGTTTGCCTGATCTGCGTCACGAGCCCGTCGCCGCTCTTGGCGCTGGCGCCTGCGTGGTTGTGGTTGCCGTTGATCGTCGGGGCGGCATGGATGGCCTTCGCCGCGTCGTGTAGGTTCGCGCCGAACCGCTGCCCGTTGCTGATGCGGTAGCCGTCTTCGTCGAGCGTGCGCCCGGCAGTGATGTCGCTGACTCGCGGAGTCGGGTGCATCTCAACGCCCCACGCCTGCCCGCCCCACGCCTGCCCGCCCCACGCCGATCCGTAGCTGGGGAACTCAACCACGTCCTGCGCGCCGAACAAGCCGCCGTTGACGCTGACCAGCCGCTCGCCTTCGACCCGTCCGAACACCTCGCCCGTGGGCGTCGGCTTCCAGTCGCGCAGCCCGCGAATCCACAGCCGCTCGCGTAGGTGGTGCGCCCCGACCGCAGCAGCAGACAGTACGCCCCAGCGCACGCCGTAGCCCGCACTTATGAGGTCGGCCAGGATGCGCCCGAAGTAGCCGCGCGACGACCGCGACAGCAGGCCGGGCACGTTCTCACAGAACACCTCGGGCGGGTTGACGGCGCGGATCGCGTCAAGCGTCCAGGGCCAGCCGTTGCGGGGGTCGTCGATGCCTGCGGACTTGCCTGCGACGCTGAACGGCTGGCAAGGGAAGCCCGCGGTCAGCACGTCCACGCTCCCGAAGTCGGCGGCGTGCTCAGGAACCGCGCGCACGTCAGCGAGCAGTGGCATTCCAGGGAAGCGCACGGCCAACAGCCCGCGCCTCCAGTCGTCAATCTCCACGGCGCCCGCGTGCTCCCAGCCGAGCAGGTGCTCGCCGAGAAGCTCACCCCGGCGTCCGACATCTACTCGCTGGGACTCGTGCTCGTCGAGTGCTTCACCCGCGCCCCGGTCTTCCCC